GTTAAGCTTGGAGTTCTTGTCTCAATATCAAATAGTTTTGCCTCAGATATCAATTCATAAACTTCTTGATGAGGGTCTTGCTTTTCATTCGCGTAGAACAGGTAAGACAAAAAGAATTCCTTGGTGTTATGAGCCTTAAAGTATGCACTCCAATAAGAACATACAGCATATGAAACACTGTGGGATTTATTAAATGCGTATCTTGATGATTTCTCAATCCATCCGAAAATTTCTTCTGCGTTCTCCTTACTTACAATTCCAACACGCTCTGCCCCCGCTATGAATGATTTTTTGACTTCATTCATGAGGTCAGCCTTTTTCTTTCCAATGGCCTTACGAAGAACGTCTGCCTCTTGTAAATTGAAACCAGCGATTTTCTCTGCTATACGCATAGACTGCTCTTGATATACAAGAACTCCATATGTTGGCTTTAGAATCTCTTCAAGTGCTGGATGAAGATATGTTACTTCTTCTCTACCGTGCTTACGGTCTACATAATGCTGGGTCATGCTTTTCCCATCAACAATTGCTTTCAAAGTTCCCGGCCTAATGATAGCAATTAGTGCTGATAGTTCTTCAATATTATTTGGTGCAACTTTTTTAGACCATGATTTTCCAAGGTTACTTTCTAATTGAAAGATTCCCTTAGTCTTGCCTTCTGCGAACAGTTGCCAAGTTGTTTTATCATTATAGTCTAAATTATTTAACATACAAATTTCCGTCAGCAAAAGCCTTATCAAAGTTCATGTTTTGGTATACCGCACGATGAGTTTTCATAAGCTTAATAAATATATTTGCTTCATCTTTAACGTCCTGTAGAGCATCGTGAGCATTGTCAAAACTTAAGCCCATTCTCTCACGCAAAGAATCCATGCTTATAGATCTAACACTGGGATCGCTTTCAGTCCAAGCAAATACACTATCCATGATATCTATCTTATAGACTCTACTGAATAGTTTTTGCTGCTCTCTCTCTTTGTCCCAAGGTCCAAAATCTCTACATAGTCTGTTTATTATGTGCATATCGAAGCCAATTATATTAAAACCAACAGGGATAGGATTAAAAAATGGTTCACCCTTCCAGTTGTATTGATCAACAAATTTTGTAAATTTATTCCATACGGACTTTAAGGATGGTGCTAATTCTAATTGCTCCCTTGTCTTCTTTGTTATCTTTAGAGCTTCATCTTGTATGGGGTCAAATCCAGCCGCTATAGCTTTTTCATCATCAAAAATAGGCTTAATTTCACTGTTGAATTGCCCCTTCATCTGCAATGTTCTTCCATCTAAGGCAATAGCGGCGATTTGTGTTGGTTGAGTACGATGTGGATTGCGTGATCCTGTTTCAAAATCAAATATAATATAGTCTCTATTAGCCATTAGATACTCCTGTTAGTTCTTCAATCTTCATAATTTTATCTAGCAAATTGATTCCTAGAACGTCAAACTTTACGTGGCCCAGTGCCTCTAAGTCTGCCATTTCAAGTCCAGCCACCTTTTCTGACGAGCCTTTTTGTTTTACCATTGGGCATACCTTTTGAAGTGGCTCTGCTGAAATTACCACACCGGCAGCGTGTTTGCCTTGAGTTTTAAATGTTCCCTCTATCTGAATAGCTTGTTCAAAATATTCAGCATACTCTCCCTCAAGTTTTCCATCTTCTGATATTCTACAGAAATCTCTTAGATCCTCAGAGTTATTAATCAAAGCCCACTTAATAATAGATCGATCTTCATCATCCATTTCTGCTAATTGATCTGAGATTCTTGCTTCGTCTGGTATACAGTTACTTATAGCATTCATTTCAGAGAATGAGCAAGCCTCATTAACACGTAAAACTTCCTTAATAGCACTCTTTCCTTGAAGTCTTCCAAACGTTAACATTTGGCTAACTCGACTATTCCCATACTTATCTTTTAGATATGCAATAATTTCATCACGCTTAGTACCGGGAACGTCTATATCAATATCTGGTAGAGATATATGATCAGCACTGTTTCTTCCAGCGTTATAAAATCGTGCAAATAGAAGGTCAAACTCTATTGGGTCAATCTTCGTTATGCCAATTAAATATGAGATTAAACATCCTGCGGCAGATCCTCTACCGGGACCAGATAGCCAACCCATATCATTAACGTGCTTTATAATATCACGAACAATAAGAAAATATCCGAATAGATTAGCATCTTTAATAACATCAAACTCTTCCTTGAATCTACTCAAATACTTCTGCTTATCTTCTTCGTTTGATACCTTGTTTTGATCTATTAATATTTTCTTCCAGCCAATACGACATAGTTCCTTGAGATAATCTTCTTCTGATGCCCCTTTTGGACATTCAAATTTAGGCAACATTGGCTTGCTGAGAATATCGTAGTCTTCACACTGGTCATAAATCTCTTTTAGTTTAGATGAGTCTAAGCCCTTAGATTCGTCTTTGTCTTTAACGTAGAAAGAGTCTTGCATAAAATATACCAATTTATCCATATGCTCTTGGGGATATTTTGAGTCTACATTTATACCACCGCTGTTGTCTGGCCTAATGCATTTCTTTATTTTTGGTAGCGTAGTCTTCATATCAGAACATAATAATATTCTGTGAAGTTTGGCATCTTCCCTATTTGTATAATAACTAATAGGCATTGATTCAGTAGGAGCATTATAGACACTAATCAAATTTTTACTGATATTTGTGTTGTCATATTGCTCTGGTAATTTACCATTTTCATCTAGTGATGAAACCATCTCAATTAACTCGTACCACCCATCTTTATTCTTAGCAAAAAGTGTAGCAAAATCAAATGAGCATCCAATGATGGGCTTTATACCCTGTTTTTTGCAGGCTTTATAAAAAGCAACTGCACCAGATAATGTTTTATAATCACAAATACCACATGCTGGATATCCATTATACTTACATTTTTTAGCCAATTCTTCTGGCTTTGAATAACCTTTGAGCAAACTGTAATGGGTATAATTCTTCAACGGGAACCAGTTCATATATTTCCTTATTCAAAATCAAGAGATCAACAACTTATTATACCGCCTTGGGGGCCATAAGTCAATATGACCCCCATTCAAAATTTAATTACCAACTCTTACACGCCCAATATCGACTTTTCCACTTTGGACCCGGATTATCACAATTGTGTCTAGCTCTGAAACTCTTACGTCTTTCTGGAATGTTTTTCTTAATTGTCATATTTGGATCGCCAAATCTAACAATAACAACATTTCCACTCTCATTTTTGACGTATACTGCAAACTTTTTAGGACCATTAGAAGTTCTAAATGGTTTATTAAGAGTAACTTTTCTTCCTTGGTACTCGCTGCCTTCACCCATATACATTAAGACTCTGCCATCTTTTTCGTAATAGCCTTTGCGTCTGTATGTATAAACTTCTCCAGTTTTTGTATCTTGATATTCATATGAACCTTCTGTTTCTTCTTCATCGTCGCCGGTATATTCATCTTCGTATTTCCCCGGTTCATAGTATTTAACGAAATCATATACATTTTGTATATAGATTTCTGCTTTGGAAATCATATCCTTAGTCCAATCTTGGAATTCTACTGACAACTGCATAACTTTTAATTTTGTGACTATTTCCATAAGCTGATCGTGCATTTTTTGTATTTGCTCAAGAGCCATTTCATCACCACCATCAGATTGAGCTTTTTTCCAAGCTTCTGGATCTGGACGATCTTTGTCGCCCCTTTTTGCTGGCTTGTAGTTTTTACCTTCACGTTCTTTTTTCTTACGTATATTTTCCCATAAGCCGGGTTTTTCTGCTGCAATATCATACTCTTCTACTTCTTCGCCAAAGTCTTCATACTCTGCTTGAGTTGGGATATAAAAATTTTCTTCTGTGATTTCTTCTTCGTATCCATAATTTTCCATTTGCAATTTAAAATCAGCCGCTTCTACGCACCCACAATCTGCGGTAGCTTGACCAATACAAATTGCCACTCTTTGAGAATTATCTGGATATTCTTTTTTCATAACTTCGCTACCCATGCATCGTGCTACGAACTTATCTTTGTCTTCATCTTTATTTCTTTTAGGAAGTGGCATAATTGTCTCCAAGTATTAGTTTTTTAGCGTCGTTAAAAATGTTATCTAAGCTTTCTCTGGGTATTCTATTTCTAAAATAGTTGTAAGCACCCAACACCATTATGTCATTTGGATCTTTAGTTATTTCTAGCCATCCAACGAAATAATTCCAAACCCTGTCCTCTAAGACTAGTCTATATTTAACACCTTCTGGTCTACCAAATCTATGTAACCATCCTAGTTGTGGTAAGCATATTGCCCGTCCACCATTTCTTCTAAATTTTTCGTGTATATATCCTTCTTCTCCACCAAATCCTTTGAAGTGCTTATTAAAGCCTAGCCAGTTTTTTGTCTCGCATGAAAAAAGTCCAAGCCCCATCATTGGTATATCAAAAGGTTCTCCCTTTTCGTAAGCTTCTGTATTTGTCCCCCATGTTCCAAACATATCTCCACGCCAAGCGGGATCAAATTGAGTTGAATAACTAACTTGATCGTCATATATCATTGGTCCTTGTATTATATCTTTGCAGTCTGGATTACTTTCATAGTATTTTAATAGCGATTCTATTGCACCGGGCTTGATTAAAACGTGGCAGTCAATAGATATTGCATATTTACCAGACGAGTTAGAAAATATTTCATTTCTTACTGCTGTACTAGCCTTTTCTTCATATGGTATATATTTTACGTGATTTCTAAGCCACCCAGATACGTCTTTAACAGCCTGCCCGTGCTTTCCTGTTGGATTATTGTCTATAATTATTATCTCATAGTCAATATTTTTTAGTATCTCTTGGTACATTACTAACGATTGAGTGGTAAAATACACTCCATCAAAATCGTCATATGTAGCCATTCCTATTGTAAGTAATTTACTCATATTTCCTTTTCTCAACCGGGAGCAGAATAGAATCCAATATCAAATCCTGACCTTGTACAATCCTTTATGGTTTGTTCCATACCATTAGTTTTTATGCTATTCTCTATATATATACACATGTTCTGGTCGGTTTCGGGCCACTTGTTTTTGCAATAATGGCACAATTTAGTGCATTTCCAGTTCTCTCTATTGGGCGAAATTGGCTGTGGTTTTTCATTCTTTTTGATGTCTAGAAACCTTTCCTTTAGCATCTCCAAGAACCTTTTTTCATCAGCTTTATCAAAACACATCGAAAATGGACCACCATCCTTAATAAAAAAGATACTCATTATTGACTGCTTGTACTGGGGGAAGAGCTTAGAAATTGCATAATTATATAGCAATAACTGAGGATCTGAACATAGCTTACCATATGTCTTTTCCTCGCCGGTTGCCCAATCTAGCCTACGACCTGTCTTCCAATCTATTACTTCAATAATACCTTCTTCTGTTTCTGTTACTAAGTCAATAGTACCCTTAATAGCAAGCTGCCCTTTTATCTTTTGACCATTTACTTCATACTCATAGAAAGCCCAATCTTCATCGATTGGTATATCAAAGTGAGGCTCTGCCGCCACTATTTTCCTTAGTCTTGGATCAAACTGACCATTGTTATATCTAACAGCGTCAAAACACATTTTTAAACAATCTTCTCTATCTTTTTTGGTAAATTTATTATGAGAAGATCTATTAGAATAATAATCAAAACTAAGATTTAAAAGTTTATCTATTATCTTATCTGTCAAAAATTCATTTTTATCAATGATAATAGACCCTAAAGCATCATCTTGAAATTGTATTTTTTTGATCTTTAGATTTTGTTGAATTTTTTCTTTGGTTTTAGCTAATATTTCCATAACCTTGTGGACAATAGTACCCATATCTGCACGTTTACCAGACGGTTGATTAAATCCTAAGTTATAAGTAATAAAATAACTCATTTGACAATATTCATATTGGTTATATGAAGAACTTCTAATATAAGTACATAACATTTATTGTTCCTTTGTTATTAATTTGCATAGCTCTATAAATCTCTCTTGACTTAATTCCCACTTCATTTTATTTATATCTTTGTGTAACCACTGGATATTGTCTGTCGTATACCCTAGATCACTGTTTATTCTGTCTAATGATGCGGTTTGTACTGTTGGTTTTTCTCCAAACTTTGGGAATTGTAATTCTAATCCAGACAAAGAACATTTTCTATTTTGCATTTTAAATTGTTGCCATAGATCATCAACAGTAATTTGAAAATTAATCTTTCTTTTTTTCGCTCCATGCTTTAATGAATAAAAATACCTTGCTGGTATAGTGTGATGTTTTCTATTATTTTCTATTGCTATTTGGAATTTTGAACTTTTAGTGTGTTCTCTCTCTGTAATTCCATGTTTTTCTAGAGCCTTTTTTACTATAGCTTTTCTTTGAAATCCTGCAAGTATAGCTACGTCTTTTAGACTTAAATTTTGTTTGATATAATACTCTTCAAGGAATTCTTTGGTCAATATTTTAGAACTATCTTTTAAGTTAGATCTATACAGGCCATATTTTTTTATATATTGACTTATTGAATTATGAGAATTGATATTGAATTCTTTAGCTATTTGGTTAATGCTCTTTCTTTGTTTAATATAATGCTCTTCAAGAAATTCTTTGGTTAAAAGATCTTTTGGTTTCATATTATGCTCCTTAGTGAAGGACTTTAGTACATAATATGTATACACATAAAATACTAATTTCTCCAAAAGGTATTATTCTTGAGTTCGTCACATAGAACTTCTAGTGTCATATTATGATTATCAATTACTGTATCAAAATTGTGCCAATCAAATCTGTCGCTATCTAATGATGATTCTGATTCAGAATCACTATTGAACATGTTCCTAGTTAATCTTATAACTATTCCGCCATTGTCCTTGATAGCCTTGACTTCGTTTGGGAATCTAACATCTGGAACAATAGCCAACTGAGAATCTTCATTTAGTATTTTGTTTATTGTTGCGTGTACCCAAGCATCTGACTTAACCCGTCTTATTATTTTAGTTCCAAAGTATTCTAAAAACTCTCTATGAGTCATATTTCCAGTTTTATTTGTTGGGGTTGGCATTTCTTCCCATAGAAATGGGGTATGTTCATTCTTTTGATCGTCAGTGCCATATACATTCTTAGAATTGAGTCCAAATAAATTAACTGACATGTCTTTCAAGTAATCTGCGAAATGGTACACCTTGACATAAGGCCACAATTCTTTTTCTGCATACTCAATAAAAATTGAGTCTTTTCTAGTAACATCAAATATTCCATATCCACTTGTTCCAGTTATATCCTGAGTATTTATTAGTAGGTTGCCATCGTCGCTGATAGCAAAATCATTAATCATAGACCTTTCTTTCAGCACTTGGCCATTAATATAATTCGCTACTGTGTTTTTACCAGACTGTTTTCTACCAGAAATCCCAATAATTTTAACCATTTATTGTTCCCCTAACCTGTGGTATGATAATATTCTGTATTTGTTCGACTCTCATCTCGCCAACGTCTTTGGTTGGTATTTTGGGGAAAGATAACTTATACATTCTACCCAATTGTCTTTGGAGTTGAACTTTTGCCTCTCGACCCGCTTGATCATTGTCTAGTAAGACTATTATATGAGTGAGGGGCATTTTAGACAGTTTTAATTCTTGTTCTTTGCTAAGATTCCTACCAAAAAGACTCATTGACTGAGTAATACCAGCTTCATATAGTCTCCAAACATCGCCCTGTCCTTCTACTAGAAATAATGATGATGTTTGTTTAACACTTTCTATAGCTCGGTGATAGTTATAAAAGAAATATCTCTTATCAAACCCCTTTGGGTCTAGAAGAAACTTTGGGCTTCTATATTCTTTTATAGACCTTGCTATACAAGCTATTACTTTATCGCCCGTATCATTATGAATGGGGACTACTGATCTTTCGTATAATTTTGATCCACGATCATAACAATCTCCAACATCAAAATGAACTAAAGTTTCTGGTTTGAATCCCCTAGATATAAAATATTGTGACGGTGTTTTTACGCATTCTTCTATTTCAATTGCTGGATAATTATCATCTAGTTTAACTTTAGAGTTTATTGTGTTTACTAGTTTATTAAAGTCATCTTCTTTTATTGGTTCTTTAACAATAGTTTTTTGAGATGAGCTTCTATCTTTTTTGATACCTAGAAAATCACACGCCCATTTTAGAGCATCAGAAAATTCAGCCTCTACTCCAATCTCCTTTGAAAGTGATCCTCTTATAACTCCAAATATATCATTCCTGTATTGTTGCTGACAATCTCTAGTCCAGCATTTCCATATGCCTTTATCTTTAGAGAATGAGAATGCTCTTGGGTTATCGCTGCCTTCGTGGACAGGACAATTACAATAGATGTTATCTCCCAAAACTTCGTATTTCATACCTAGTTTTGAGAATACTTCTTCTGATTGCTCGTTAAGACTATTCTTGATCTTCTGCAAGTCCATTAATTTTTAGCTTATCTAATGTATTCTGATCTACCATACCAGTATCTCCAACTGGTTGATTCTTAAATTCATTACGTGTTTTAAGTTCTCTTAACTTGGCGTGAGATCCCTGCATTACCATGTTGATATAATCACCATCGTCCAAACCTCCACCATGCCTTGAAACAATTGGCACAAGCTTCCTATTGCCAGCATTTGGCCCATCTTCTGCTAGTTCTTCTGGAGATTTGATTTTGAATATACTGAATGATGTACATAGCCAAATCAATCTGTCCGATCCAGAAACAGCGTCTGTGCTTTCTTTTGTTATGCCGTCACGGTTCAATTGTACAAAGGACAAGCATGGTATGTCAAGCTTGACGCAAAGATTATGTAGCGATGTAATCTGAAAACCAAGTGCTTGGTACTCTTGTATATTATTAGTAATAGAAGTGGATGACATTAACTTAAGATAATCATATATAATAAGACAGTTATTTGTCTTGCCATTATCACCCATCTTGACTTCTTGCATAACCCAACGTTTAATTAGGTTAAGTATTTGTTCAAATGGTTTTCCAGCAACGCTAACATAACTATAAGGTATAGACTCAATCTTTTCAATTGCTTCCATTACCTTGCGTCGTTTTTCTTCATCTTCTGTAAACTTACCAGTGGCTACTTCATTGATTGGAACTCCACTTATGTTTGCCAATAGTCTATTTAAATGATCTTCCTTACTCATTTCAGTATCTAACATCAATACTGGAACTCCACCAGAAGATACATTTAATGCTACATTATCAGCGAACACGCTTTTCCCAACTTTGGGTCGTGCTGATATTAAATCAACACACTTCCTTCGCAATCCACCGCCAATTGCTTCATCATACTTGTTGAAGCCGGTTGGAATGCCTATAATGTCACATTTATTTTCTTCTAGAAACTGTATATAATCTTTGGCATCCTTGCCAATCTTTTCTGGAAGATCGCCGCTATCATCTTCCCTTAAGAAATCAGTAACTGGATTCTCCAGTATTTGTATAATCTCATTTATAGACTCAGCACCAGTAACACTATCTACATCTTTATGAATTTTTGCAGTAAGACCTTTTATCTTACGTGCAAATTCAAACTTCTTCATCTGTATTGCAAAGCTAAACACATTATCTTTGTTGATTGGGAAGTCCATTAAAGACTTAATATACTTCAACTCTTGATCTGTGTTTATGCTTTCAGAAAGATTCAACTGATCTGCTGCCGACAGTATTGATGGTATATCTACTTTCTGATCGTTGAGAATAACCTTTTCAATGCACTTAAACAATATTTGATTATTCAAATGTCCGAAAGTATCTTGACTCACTACGTCAGATATAGCTACATATCCATCTATACCGTGCTGCAATAGTCCAGCTAAAACGGCTCTTTCTGATCCAATATCAGTTAGTTTAACTTCCATATTATTTGCCGGTGCATCGATTGCAACGGTAGTAATCTCCATGAACAAACTTGGGATCTTCCTTGAATGATTTTCCACAAACGTGGCACTCTACTTCTACTCTTTTATGTGGTTGACGGCGACGGGGTGTTCTCTCAAACTGTGGAGTTTCTACATCCTTAAACTCGCCCGTGTCTTTCCACTCGTTCTTTCTGGCTCTCACGGCTTCTTTTCTCCTAGTATTAGAATTACTATCCTGCTTAAAAACAGTAAAATCTTCATTCACGCTTGCAGGAGGCGTGGAAGATTGTATTTTCTTTATGCTTTCCTTTTTCACTTCTTTTGGAACGCTGGCTACGGTTGGACTATCACCAACTAGTGCTTTTAATAAAGCTTGCTTTTGCTCATCGTTAAGCATATTTATAAAATCGTTCATACTCATGATCGTTTACCTTTCTCAAGTAGTATATCGGCTTTTCTCTTTAGTTCAAATACTTTACCATCTAATGATTGTAGCCTAGCCTCTGCTACTTCTCTCATATTTTCTAGCGATGCAGCATATGAATTACTATTAGCTAATATGTGCTTCTTAGATTCGTGCTTAGTATACTGACCAAACTCTTGACTATTCTTAACAATTAGCTTTTCCATTTGATCATTGCACCAGTTCAATGCCACTTTATTCTTACTTATTTCGTCTTGAATGTAGGTAGCGTAACCATATAAAAGATATGCGGCATCAAATAGTTCTGTTTGTGTTAACTTCCTAAGTTGATCAGAGGACATATCTGCTACAAACAAATATTCTTCTCTAAAAGAAGAGAACTTTGTATTACTCAAATTTATATAGTCATTAATTGATGCTATATATTCTGCTAACTTATCAGATGCCTTTAATTCTTTGTCGCCACTCATCGTCGCTTTCTGAATATTTTAGGGTTATTAGTTCAATTCCATTCAACTCACACCAGTTTATCTTATCATCGTCACGAACTTGACCTTTTATGAAGTCTGCTTTGCTCCTATGAAAGAATGGATTGTACTCATAGTGCTGCTCTCCATGAACCTCAACCCCCAGTTTAATAGAAGGAATATAAAAGTCAAGGTACAGTACAGATTTTCTATGTAAGGCTGTGCTTCCCGGTAACTTTACTTCTTCTAGTATTCTATAACTATTGTAGATTTCTTTTAGTAAGTTTCTAGCCCGAATATGATATTTAGATCGCTTACGCTTGTCATCATTAAAAACATCATATCCAGTTAGATTCCACGCATATTCTTTACCATTTATGCCGGTAACTTTCAATGAAGCTCCTTTATCTTGTTATAAATAAATGATGAAATTGCTAGATTGCCATTCAAGAATTCTGCTACGTTGTTAACGCCTTGAAACTTAAAGAATCTTTCTATTTCGTCTGGAGTCTTGCCTATCTGGTTTTCTTCTAGCACCTTAGAAACAATGGGATTTTCTGGTTCATCTACGGCACACTGTATAGTATACCAAGCACCAGCCGCTTTGATAAGTCTAAACTCACAGGCAATCTGAATTATCTCTTGTACTTCGTCAACTCCAACCCCGTACTTAATCCAACTTTCTGCTGTACTATTTGGCCTACCGCCAGCGGTTGATGTTTTTATTACCCAGTTTGCTATCTGACCAACGTGTACACCAGTATCTTTTGGAACTTGCCACTTTCCGCGATGGGTGATCACCATGTTTGTACCGGCTTGATATTGTAACATGTTTCCACAATCTGCCATCTTTTGTGGTGCATATGGAGATCCGCCAGTATTAGCAATATTATGAGTAATACAAATTAATATAGTCTTATTCTTCATAAGCGTACCACTAATACGCTTGAAAAACATGGAGAGTAATCTTGGCAAAGCATTTCTTACGCCCGTTCTAACTTCTCCCTCTAGCTCACACGCTGGAACCATATTAGATAGTGAGTCTGTAATTATGAGGCAACCGGGATCATTGTTAATATAAAACTCAATAATGTTTAAGAAGTCTTCTGCTGATAGAACTCTCTCATCAGTTGATTCTATAATGATAATATTATCTGGTTCTAGACCTTTAATACCATCAAAGTTTTGCTTAGATAGTCTACCCTCTGTGTTTATATAAATGATTCTTTTGTTGAGCTTTTGACACTTGGCAGCAAAATGTAATGCTGTTGTGGTTTTTCCGCTTTTTGGATCTCCCGTCATTACTACTACAGATCCTTCTCTTAGCCCACCGCCCAAAGCAATATCAAGGGCTGGAGATATTCCTATAACTCCCAGACTATTTATATTTTGAAGAACTTCTGTTCCACTCCTAACAACATCGCCATACTTACTTACTATAGAATTACTAACCGCATCTTCTGAAAACTTACCTGTTATCTTTTTGGTTTTGCTCATAAATTCCTCAGTTGGTTCAACGTTGTCCTTTTTGTATTATAGCCGCTAGACGATCTAGTTTCAAGCGGTGTATTTTCTTCTTTAACTTCAAGATTAACTTGGGGTTTATTTTGTTCTTCTTCAATCTTCTTTTGATATTTGGCAATTACTTTTTCTGCTTCTGGGCTAATCTTATATCCTCTTCCATTTTGCACACCAAGTACCAGTAGCCTATCAAAGTCTTTTGATTTTATAGCTTGCAATATAGCTTCTTCGCTATATTTCTTTTTAAGCTGAACCGCAGCACCGTGCTGTTTCTTCCACAACCAATGTAGTGGATCACCTTTAGTCCAGAACTTATATGAAGGTTTACCCAAGTTCAATTTTTCAGATCTTCTCAAAACTATATATTCTGCAACATATGCTTCAAAAGTACAGTATTCACCAGTATGAATATGCTTGTATTTATGAGTTTCTGACCATTCTTTTTGATACGTCTGATTAAATAATTGCGGCTTATCTTTGTTTGACATAGTTATAAATTATCGCCTCTTCAAAACATTGATCAATATTATCTTCTTCTTCAAGCTGTTTTATCAGCTCTGGAATAACCCAGATACTTTTTTCAACTCTAGATTCAAACACTTTTCCAACAGTATAAGTTTGCCTCTCTGACTGCCCAAAAGAAGCAAGGATAGATCTTGTTAGATAAACACCGTCTGAGTTGCATGTATCAACTTCAATGGAATTAGATCTATACTGTAGACCAACTTTGGTTACACCCAGATTTTTTTGTTTACAATAATCTTTAAGCTCTAACCACTCTGAATACTCTCTTAAGTATATTTCTTCATTGTTTGTCAGGGTTGCTCTTATCCAAGTATTGTACTTGTTTTTTTTATATTCTTCTAGCCAATCTTGATATGATCTTATGAAATTTATCATCTTATTTTAGTAACACATTCGTGCTTTATTGGAGTAACTTTTCTTTTTTCATCTATCATTGTAGATGCACTTTCTGTCATTATAGTAGCACCGTTCTGACGAGCAAACTGCTGATCGATCAATGTTTTTGGTGGTTCTACTTTATTTTTCTTGATATGTTTTTCTATAGCTCCAGAAGCTCTATCTAAATCTGTTGCTATTTGTTCTATTGATTGTCCAGACTTAAATTTTTCTTCAACATAAAAAGCTTCTGCTTTTCCAAGTGGTCCTGTTTTAGCCATTGATGAAACTCCTTTGCGCTCTAGTCATATATAGTGAGTTCTTGCTTTTCAAATACGATGTATAATAATTGTATGTTTGTTGACTTACGGGCTTATACTCTAATCTTAGATTAGACTCTCTATGACTGTCTGCTCCATAAGGATCATAAGGTTGATTATTGAATGTGATGATGGCATATTTCATCTGAACCCTACCTTCACCCATGTCGGTAGTAATAGTCTTAGCAAAAACTCGTTCAGATTCATCTGTGATGGATCTGCCAAGTTTGTTTAACAATACTTCATGAATTTCTTTCTTATCAATATTTTCAAAACTATCTGATGAGCTAATAAACTTCATTTTTCACCTGTCATTATATATTTAGTTCTTTGGGTTTCTGACATTTTATTTATTTCTTTTTTGGAGGCAGACCCCAATGAAGAAAAGTGCGAGTCATTACCCACACTCTTCTTCGATTGGGCTTCTATCTCAGACTTCTCGTAGTGACCTTTTTTAGACCAATTTCTATCCGCGAGACTTCCAATAGTCTTAGGTTCTGACATAAAAGAAGCTATGCCACCATATATTACCCTTCTCAGACCTTCTTTTCCACAATTTGTACATTGAGTCAAAGCATCATCTTTTATAGATTGGTAAACGTCCTTCATTTCATGCGAACATTCATCACAAACGTAGTCATATAGCATTTTTTCCTCAAGATTCTAGAGCGTGTAAAACCGCTCCTAATATTCCATTTCTTTGTATATCTTGATAACCTAAACCGCAAATACCAATACCATTGATATTACTTAATTTATCTATACATTCTAATAATCCATTACCACGATACAAGTCTGTTTGTTTTGTATCGCCATTGATCATAACCTTAGAATTCTCGCCCATTCTTGTTATAAACATTTTAATCTGCTCTAATGTGCAATTTTGGGCTTCATCTAAAATCATATATGCATTATGGAATGTTGATCCTCTCATTGTTTCTAACGGCTCAAATCTTATTCTTCTAGTATTATAGTACAAGCCAAACTTATCTCTGCCTAGAAAATATTTAAGATTTTCTTCCATAGGCTGTAAGTATGGTTTAATTTTGTCCCCAAGTTCTCCCGGTAAAGAACCAATATCTTTGCCAGTGCAAACTAAGGGTCTTGTTACTATAATGGATTCTATCTTATCCTTCATAAGATGTTCAGCAGCTATACCGGCAGCAATAAAAGATTTGCCAGTACCAGATGGGCCAGTGCAAAAAATAATATCATTCTCAACAATAGATAAGATATATTCTTTTTGATTGTCTGTTTTAGCTATTAAAACATTTTCTTTAGGAGTTTGCTTTTTATTTTTTTTGTTGTTATTATTCTTTCTCGGATTGTTATTTGCCGCTGCTGCCAAAGCCGTTGTCTCCTCGTTGCGAGGAACCTAACGTTTCATGGACCTCCATACTTACGCGAGGAACCTCTTGGAATATAATCTGAGCGATTCTATCCCCGGTATTTATACCTACAACTTCATCAGAAGTGTTGTATAAGCATACCATTATTTCTCCTCTATATCCGCTATCCACTACCCCTGCTAAAACATCAATTCCATGTTTAACTGATAGTCCCGATCTGGGCCAAATTAAACCGGCAAAGTGTTCTGGCATTTGTATTGCTATCCCCGTTCTGACAGTCTTACGTTGTTTTGGTGGTATGACGGTATCAAGCACTGAGTATAAGTCAAATCCTGCGTCATTTATATTAGCTTTTGTTGGAACTTTGGCATTATTATCAAGTAATTGAACAGAAATCATAGATCGAATCCTCCTAGGTCAACATCCTCTAAGTCATTCTTACTAGCACCAATCTTATATGAAGTAATTTCATGCTCTTGTGGTGCAACTTGTACTGATTCACTATTCATCCAAGGGTCAGTCCATCCAGATATTGGGTTTCTACAACCCTTATCGTATGGTAGTCCTATATTCTTTCTTCTGGTCATACATAGCCAATCAATGTATTCAGCCATTACCTTTTCATTTAAGCCAATGATTGATCCATCTTTAAATAGATATTCTGCCCATGCTTTTTCCTCATTTGCTGCGGATTCAAACATTGCTACGGCTTCTTCTTGGCATTCTTCTGCTATCTTTACAAATCCCTCTTCTGGAACATTATGAAGAATCTTAATAATTTCCTGAGTATTATAAAGATGTAATGCCTCATCGCGTTTTATTAGTTTAATAATGTCTGCATTACCGATCATTTTCTTATTTTCTGCAAACGCGAATGCAGAAATAAATGAGACATAAAATCTAACTGCTTCAAGTATGTTAACGCTAATGAGAGTTAGGTAAATCTGCTTTTTTATATCTTTAACTTTGCCGGAATGACCTACTTCTCGTAAAGCGTTATATTCTTTTATTGCTACATTAGCTCGTTTGAGAATTTCTTTGTCTGTTAAACAGCTATCTAATATTTCACTAGGATTATTATATACGTTCTTAATAATATATGTATAGCTGTAACTATGAATTTGTTCGAAAAATTGCCAAACATTCATACAAGCTTCTAATTCTGGATTAGAAACATACTGATTGAAGCTTGGAACACCCCTACAAATAACTGAATCAAGCATAGTTTGATATTTAAGATTAGATGTGAAAATAAATCTTTCATTCTCACTCATAATATCATCATTTTTGAAGTCATTACGATCTTTCTTCAGTTCTATTTCTTCTGGACGCCAAAAGAATTCAATTTGTTTCTTATATAAATCAAAAAATACTGGATATTTAAATTTATCATATCTCTGTAATGATAAGTTTTCGCCTAAAAATAATGGTTGCTTCAAGTAGTCAACGTTTTTAGTATTTAATATTGTTTTCATGTTCCAATCTTCTTTCTATAGCTTTATTTATATCATCAAAAAAGCCTAACTCTTTGCGTTTACCATTAATTTGTATTCTTACTTGCCACTTTTTTCTTATTTTATTCCAAGAAATACCTCTATACCCACTAGTTGAATCTTTTCTAACATGTGAATTACTTTGATTAATTTCTTGTGTGACATCTCGTAAATTATTAATACAATTATTCTGTTTATTTCTATCAATGTGATCTATTTGATTTTTAGGCCATTCATCATAATACAAATACCATGCCAATCTGTGTGCTTTATATCTTTTATATCCTACTGATATTACTATATACCCCTTATTATCAATAGTACCTGCGATATCTCCCGCCTTTGTATATCCCAAATTAGGATTTATTTTCCAGAATATATTTCCAGTGTTGGGGTCATATAATAACATTTCTTTTAAATTATATTGCACAAGAACCACCCTCACAGGTAGATAACAAATCTTTTTCAGTATTACCATCAGAATCTGGCGTATTGCAATAATAAAAGTTCTTTACACCATATTTATACCCCTGTATCTGATCTTTGATCAAAATACTCAAAGGAATATTGCCGTCAGGATAATGGGAATAATTATAGTATAAATTAACACTTATGCTCATATCAACAAATTTTTGTAACACTGCACAAATATTTAATATTGCTTTGTTGTTTGGCATTTCCCACGCTAAAGTATAGTAATTTTTACGAGAAGCATAATTTGGCACTAATTGCTTGAGGATGCCGTTCTTAGCCTTTTTATAAGACATGAGGCTACGGACAGGTTCAATTCCATTTGTGCTGTTCTGGATGACGCTAGAGGACTCACAGGGCATTATAGCAGTCAGAGTAGAGTGTCTTAGACCATGAATTTTGATCCTAGCTCTCAAACCCTCCCAATCCATAATATACTCTGGCTTAACCAGTTCGTCAACTGTTTTTTTGTACCAATCGATTGGAAGCAATCCGCGAGAATATTTAGTCTCATTAAATTTATTACATGGACCCTTGAGTTCAGCAAGTTTGCAGGACTCATTTAGTAAGTACCACTGAATTTTTTCCATGATTTCATGAACTAATCTTAATGTTTCGGCATCATCATATTTTAGCTTGTGCTTTGCTAAAAATGCAGCAAAATTAGTAATACCAATTCCAAGTGATCTACGATTCTTTGTAAAGTTTTCACCAGCCGCTACTGGATAATCTTGATAATCAATAATAGATTCTAAAGACTTTACAGCAATAGAGCAAGCTTTTTCTATGTCCTTGTTATCTTCCAGTTCAAGTAGGTTTAATGCTGACAGAATACAAATACCAATTTCGCCTTCTTTGTCATCTATAGATGATATTGGTTTAGTTGGATGGATAATTTCTTGACATAGATTACTCATGTAAACTGGGGCATCCCATGATCCATGCTCATTAGCATTATCAATATTCATAACATAAATGCGACCAGTTTCTAATCTCTCTTTGGTAAAAATTTCAGCAAGCTTTCTTGCGTTAATTTTCTTCTTCATCTTTACGTAGCGAGCGTTTTCATATTTTTCATATAGCTTTTTGAAGTCTTCATTATTGTTCATAGAACTATAAAGACCACCAGTTTCATGAGGACTCATTAGTGTAATGTCTTCATTTTTAATTAAACGCTCATAGAATAACTTGTTAAACTGAACAGAATAATCTAGCTTTCTTACTCTATTATCGTCAGTTCCCGCGTTATTCTTTAATGTCATTATATCTTCAATTTCATAGTGCCAAAATGGAATATGCACAGTAGCAGAACCACCACGAATACCATTCTGACTTGTTGCTTTAACCGTTGACTCAAATATCTTTAAGTATGGGATAAGACCAGTATGAATTACTTCGCCGCCCCTAATGCTAGAGTTAATTGGGCGAATGCGGCCAATATTTAAACCAATGCCAGCCCTTCTTGCAGTATACTTTCCAACAGCGTGTACGCTTGAAAATATAGAATCAAGATCATCTTCAACGTCTACTAGAACACAGCTAGCAAACTGTTTGATTTTAGTTCTTACTCCAGCCATGATTGGAGTTGGAAGATTAATCTTAAATGTAGAGAAACATTCATATGCCTCTTCTACTTCCTCTACGGTATCAAATAAAGACATAGCGATTGCTACATAAGCAAACTGTGGTGTTTCATACATCTGTCCAGTAGACCTATTCTTAATAAGATACTTATCTATCATTTGCTGTAATCCAGCATAAGTATATAAATAATCTCTATCATGATCCACGAACTTTTCAATCTGATCTATTTGTTCTTTACTCCACTTTGATAATAGAGTTTCATCATATATTTCAGCTTTTACATTACTAGATATATGAGACAACAAACTTGGTGGAGCATCATGGTTTTCCCAGAGATCTTTTCTAAGGGACATATTCAATAGTCTAGATGCAACATATTGATAGTTTGGCTTGCTGGGAGAAGTTAGATCGTTAGCAGACTTGATTAAGATTTGATGGATTTCTTCTGTGGTTATTCCATCTTTTAAAGAGAGGTTAGCATTCATCTCTATATCTGACCAAGAAACGTTAGCGATGTCTTTTATCGCCCACTCTACAACCTTATGAATCTTCTCAACTGTATAGACTTCGAAACTACCGTTCCTTTTTTGAACGCGCATAATCCCCTCTTTCTTTTAATCAACTATCAATATTCGTTAAAAAGTTTTCTAAACAATCTTTCAAGTATAAACTTTAATATAACGGGCAAAACAACATAGATTAGCAAGAATGATAGTATAACAGACCCATGAATTACTTCTGGATCTTGTTTTACATTAGACATTACGAAGTCTTTGCAGTCTCTTTTTAGTTGCCTCTTGCTATATTTGTCACACTCCGCAAAGTTCATTCCGCCTTGGCTAGCTATTGTAGCCCATTCGTTGCCATACTGCAAACATTTTTTGGCTAAAAAGTTTCTTTCTTCGTCTGCGTATTCAGCATCAATCTGAGCTTCTATGTCGCTAGTGTCGAAAGAACCACCAAACAGAGTTTCTGAGTTTTCATCATAGGAAAACTTGATATCTGGAAGGTATCTCAACTTTAGTGTACCACCATCTTTACCCAAAGTCAAGCCCTGTACGTAAGCACTTAACTTTATGTACTTTTTCCAAGTGACTTTTGGGAGAGATTCAGTAAATGAAAGAATGATATTTTCAGAGGTATCTTTTATGACTTTAATATCTAATGGTTGGGGGAAACTTATATTTAGATTTTTAATGTCATAACCATTCTTTGAAAAGATAAAATCAACAATCTGTTTAATTTGTAAAATTGGTATTGCCATATTAATTTTTCTGTATTAGTGACCAAGCCAAGCCCATAAATCTATCTGAGATTTTATTTTTTTCTTCATCTGTTAGTTTATGATTGTCATCACCACCAGCGGCAGAAGTAATTAAATCTATGATAGCGACATCTAAATCTTTATACTTATCGTTCATAGCCCCTTCAAAGAATCCACTTGCAGATAATGCTAGCACATCATTTACTTGTTGTAACTGAGCGTCATAGGTTTTTACCCTACTAGCAAACTCTTGACTATATATAGCCATCTTTGCTCTATCGGTAGGGTCAGTAATTAATGATGATACCGGTTTAACAAGTTCTATTATTTCATCGCTTGGGCGATCTATATTTAGAATAGCAACATCGGGCTTTGGAAAAACTGGAATTAAATTTAATACCGGTTTGTATAAAGCTAAACCTAGTAAAACTAGTGCTATAAGATTTCTAACCTTAAGAAACTTTTCCATCGTTGTCCTCAATTACTTTGTTTAATAGTGGAAATACTTCGTCTAATTTCTCAGACGCTACGGTTAAATGGTATTCATCGCATTTATTTTTTAGCTGATACCATAAACTAACTATTTCCAAAAATCCCTCTTCTTTGTTCTCTACAACTTTGACTTTAGACTTAGCAAATAATCTAGATACCCAGTATGGAATATCTACAAAGTTAGTTGCTAATATAAGTAAAGCAATTACAATCAACCAAACATTCCACGATTCCATCTTATTACCTCTTTAAATTAGTGGTCTTTGCATGAAATGGACACACTGTTTTATGACCATCTCCTTGAACTATTATTCCCGTGCCTTTGCAAACGCATTTGGCTGGGTCTGGATCAGTATCCACAACGGGCTGTGGTTTTGGATCTACCTTAAAAACCTCTTTTTCTGCGTTATCAAAAGCTGCTTTACACTTCTCTTGCCACTCCGTTACGTAAGAAGAGTACATATTTGTTATATCTTCTGGATTGACAGAAAACATATTATTTGAGCATCCAGCTAATAATAATGCTAATAGTATATATTTATTCATTGTAATTCCTAGTATAAAGTGAATGAAGACAAATCAATTGTTGTTACAGTATATGAACTACCAGATCTATTATTTCTTGTCCAAAGTAGATTCATATTAGTATTTAATGTACTTATAAAATTACTATAGAATGGTCCACTGTCTGGTCCGGTCCATGTTATTATCAAAACCAATTGATTATTGATGATTAAAAATGATGGGTTACCACTATCTCCACCGATTATTGATTCATGAAATAATATTCTATTTGGGTATGTATTATAATAACTATTATTGGGATCAAGATAATTTTGTGTTGGTTGCTGTGTATATGCGGAACTGCCCGTTGGGTCCACGTATAGAAATTCTTTTACTAAAGCTTTTTCTTCTTGATCTAAAGATAGCATTGGAAGTCTGTAGATGGTATAAGTACCACTTTTATTTCTATAAATTGTAGGTAAATATATAGACCAATTAGAAGGAAGTAATTTGGCAAAACTAATGGAATTTGGTACGTCAGAATCTAAAAGTCCCAAATAAATATCACTAGTCAATGTTGGCATTTTGTCTATTAATGTTCTTTCTATAACGACATTATCATTAGTAACAAATCTAACTTTAGCCCCGATATCTATTTCATAATGAGTAGCAAAAACTAAGTGACTTGGGCTAATTAGAGTTCCAGCTCTAGTATTTGATCCAGTTGTATTCCAAGGACTTATGCAAGTTAAATCTAAATCATAAGCCCAACAATTAGTATTTCTAACGTATGTAGAAGTTGAATGGTTTTGAGTACTATAAATATCTTTTGCTATAGTTGGGTTTTTATTTAATAGTCTATTATCGACGCTATCAGAACAATTTTTTGCTAAACTACCAGATGTAAATTCACAAAAAGCATCTATTTGTCCACCTATATTACAATTGACATTTACTTCTGCAATGTTAAAATCAGATGTATTTATTCCACTTGCTATAATTTTTACTGCTCTTTTAGAAGTGCTTCCCGTTGGCACTCCAGAACATATATAGTTGTTAGGATTTAAATTTGATAAAATACTGTTATCTGTACTATATACAGTAACTGATATATCATCTTGTTTATATAATATTATATTAAAATCAGTTATAGTAGATGAATTAGTAGATCTGAATACTGTAGCGTCATAATTCGTAGTATAACCAGAGCCAGTAGAAACTAATATCCTATCTTGGGGCTGTGCTGTGATTTTTACTCTATCTCCACCAATATCTGGTTTTTTAAACAGATAAGATGAATTCTCAGATATAGAACCACAATTGAGAGGTATATTTTGAGCTTCTATCATTATGGTGTTCCATAGCTAGCTTGACAGTAATTTACTGCCGCTACCCATCTAATATTTTTAGTTGCTAATCCAGTAACTCTAATAGACAATCCTCCATTTGTAGCATCTGCTGCTACGCTGGCTAAAGCCGAAGTCATACCAGCATCTTTCCAGCTTGTTTCAGTGGGTGTTTCAATCAAAGCGGTAGTACTAGCACCAACCCCTCTTTTAATACCTCCAACAAAATTCCATACGGCTGAAGAAGTATCCGTGTCATTATAAGCACTAATTTGTATGTTAAAATTTACCGTAGTTTTATCTGGTAAAAATATAAAATTTCTTGAAGTCGTGTTACTTGGAGATGTTACTAGAGATGCAGATCCATTTGCCGTTAAAATTACATTTGATGTATTACTTGAGGTTTCAGTTCTTAGCACTATGGTTGATCGCTGTGCATCTCCAGCAGAAGCAAAACTACCACCAGCCTGTGCCACTTCTCCATATAAAGTAGTTTTTGCGGATATACCACCTAAAATAGATGAATATATTCCGCTAGCAATATTGTTTTGACCGTTAATGATGCTAGAATAGTTAGCAGTTGCTGTGTTTTGATTCCCATTTCCAATAAAAGTATAATCTGAAATAGCAGAATGACCAAATCCATTTATAATAGAAGAATAAGTTCCTCTGCTCATATTAAAAGTTCCATTACATATCAACCCATAGTTAGGAGACGTTACAGTATTTCTTAAACCAGTGATTATGGTAGCGTTACTAGAGGCTGGTGATCCAGCAGTATTTCTATCTCCATTAAGAATAGATGTATAAACACCGCTACCAACACAGCCATTACCAGATAAAATTGTTATATTATAACCACTTGCAGTACAAGTATTAGCGTGATAAATACCATTATAGTTAAAACTTGAACCAAGCAGTGATGAAATTATTGAGTTTCCTGATCCCAAGCATAGATTTCCGCTTCCTAATATATTGTTAAATTTTGTAGTATTATTACCAGAGATTTCAACTATTGGGGATGAGATTACTATTCCGCCAACTGTAGATCCATCACCAACATATAGTTTTTTAGTATCGGTTGTCCATAACGGTTCTGCTACCGATGGAGTTACCAATAGTCTTTCTGAATCAAGACCCTGCTTTAATTGCAAAGTTGCAGCTTGATTTAGTACAGAACTTCTTAATGTGCTGGCAGAAACTTTTTTTGTTATTGCTTGATCATTTGGGCTATCCACCATAACAAAAAGATCATCATCTGTTACAGATGATACTGATGGTAACTGCGTTATTTTTACAACACCCATATTAAACTCCTAATAAGATAAAAAAGATGAAAGATCTATTTCAGTTAGTTGATACCCACCGCCAAGCTGAGACATCATTGTGTTGATAGCATTTTTTCTTTGAGTTATAAATGTACCCAAACTAGAACTAGTCCAAACTGTAAGAACTACTAATTGATTGTTAATTATTAGAAATGATGGACTACCAGAATCTCCGCCAATAATATCTTCATAAAATGATAATCTAAAAGAATTTGTCGGGCGCATCAGTACAACTTGATTAGATATTGCATATAAATCAGCAACCATAGCTTTTTTTTCTTGATCCGTTATTAAAACTGGAAGTTTTATTGGATGAGAAATAGAAGGTAAATACGATGTCCAGTTTTCTGGCAAAATTTTAGCAAATGATATACTATTAGGAACATCAGAATTTAATACACCAATAGTTATATCTGGATAATATGGAGTGTATGAAGGATCTGTTTGCAATGTTTCAATAGTTCTATTAATAACAATATTGTCTGATGTGACATATCTTATTGTTGTTCCTACTGGTGGTTGATAGTGGGCGGCAAATAAAACATGACGAGGAGAAATAAGTACTCCCGCCATATTATTGCCACCATATGAGTTCCATGGACTTATGCACGTTAAATCTATGTCTGAAACCCAACATCCTGTATTTCTAATATAAATATTAGATGAGTTGTTTATATTAGAAAAAATAGGTTTTGAGTAACCGGGAACTTTGTTGCTTATACGACTGTCGATGGCATCAGTAGTATTTTTTGCTAATGAATTATTAGCCCAACTGTTAAAAGAGTCTATATTTCCAGAATATGTTTTTTGAGCATACAGTCCTATTGCTGATGTTTCACCATCATTAGATATTGCTGTAATAGTACAATATCCATCATTCTGATACGTAGCTATTCCACCATTATTATTTATAGTTAATACAGATGGATTGGATGATGAAAATTTAACAAGGCTATTGAATGTAGATTGATTGAATATATTTTGTATAGTAAAATCTGTAACATATTCAGCACTAGTTTGCCTATTGAGCATTTTATCTTTATCATAAGCTATAGAATTAGAGCCAGACACTGTAATTCTATTTATGACATTACCTACAATGTCAAAAGATCTATCGCTAATCCTTTTTTTAGCATAATTATTGAAGTTTACGGTTGATGCTAAACCGCAGTTAATTGGATGATTTACAGATGGATACATATTAGTTAGTAGTTAGTGTTACTCCTCTGGTTACTAATGCTTTTGCACTAGAGCCAGCTTTAATGATAGTGGCTGTGCCAGCACCAGTTGCTGTTTGAGATGATATAGTATAAGTAAATTGATTACTATTAGTTACCGTAATAACAGCATACCTGTTTGCATTTGTAGCTGTTGTAATTCCACTGACTCTTAATACATCTCCACTGAGATATCCATGATTAGTTAAATTTACAGTACAAGTTGTACCAGAACAAACGAAATTTGAACCATTGGTAGTAATACTGCCTAAATTTGAAGGAGATGCGCTAGACCCTCCACTAATATTGATACTTCTTGCATTAGGAGATCCATAAGATGTTGTTCCATTAGTTCCATCCATGTATGCGAATGTTGCTAATAAATTATCAACACTACTTTGATTTAGCGAAGCATTAGTTATAGACACATTCAAACCACAACTTTTCCATGTTCCAAGAGAAGGAAGAGTTAGTGTTTGTAAAACGGGGGTTGTGAATGTTATGGTACTAGAAAAAGAACTCCCTACCGCTACTATCGATGGAATAGATATTGATGTCATAGAAGACGAAGAGATATTAAAATTTCCACCGTTGCTAGTAACAACATACTGTAATGATGGTAGAGATAAAGAGCTTAAGCTGTTTGCTGTTAAATTAAAATAATCAATAGTATTTAATAATGGTAAGCTTATTGATGTCAAGTTTGAGCCAGTAAATAATAAATATTTTGCATAAGTGAGCTTTGGCATTTGAAAAGACGTTAGAGCATTTGCTGTTAATCCAAAATTCCCAGTAATATGTACAATTTCTGGTAATGACAGAGTTGTTAAACTATTCATCGTAGTAGAATCAAACAAATTTCCATTTATATATTTAAAATTATTTAGTAATATGCTTGTAAGATTAGTGACAGTACCCATAGTAGAAAATAAATTACCGGTAAGACCTTCTATGTTGGATGAAATAGTAGCTATTCTACCATCAACAAAATCTTGATTATTATAGAGGGGCCACGAACCTTCAACCCACGGTCCTGTTCCTGTTAACACATTTCCATTTATTGTCATTATGTTTTTAGGAAAAGTAATAAGGGCTGCATTCCTTGAATATATTGGAGTAGACCCTGTGATAGTCGTCGTTAGTGCAGGTATGCTTTCAGAAAAACTTATTGGCACACCTCCTTGTGTAATACCATCACCCATTCGTAATACTTTGGAGTCGGTAGCCCATAAAGGCTCACCTTCTAATGGAGTTATTGCATTAACTTCTGCTAATGTTCCTCTACGAATTTGTAAATTAGCTGGAGATGTAATATCAACCCACTGATTATTGCGGCGACCATATGTAATAGTGCCAGATGGTGCATCAACATCCTTCCATAATATTTTTTTAGTTACAGGTGTTCCATCTGGATTATCTACCATTACCAAAACATCGTCTGGAGTTATAGAGGAACTAGATGGTAATTGGTGTATTCTTGTGACAACCATCTTAAACTCCTAATATGCCAGAAGATCCGGTAGTATAATAAGTAACGTCATCAAATCTATCTTTTAGTCTGTTTTCTATAGCTGTATATGAATAAGATTTCTCATATTCAAATGGACTTATAAGAGCTTGATAATTGCCACTCCCACTAACTGGCTTTCCGAACCAGCAATATACAACGGCTGAACCGTTTTGAATTGTTTCTCTACCAGAAACTACATTAGTGATTACATCTGTTGTTGAAATTGGCATATTTTACCCCTTTTTAGAATTGATCTTTTAATGTCCAAATTACTTTTCTTGGAGGAAAGCCGTCTACATCACTAAATACCCAAGAGCCATTCTGTGCTAACATTTCTGCTGCATCTCGTTCTCTTATCCAGAAACTTCCATCTGGTTGATCTAAACGCTTCTCACCATTATTCCAAACCCCCCAAGAGTTTTGGACTAAGAATAGTGTTTCATTATAAATTTCATGAGTATCATCCATCCCAATCCAAGCCATCGCGTGACCCCATGATCCAGATCGGGCGGCAATACCATTCTTATCTCTTCTAGAACTAAATCCAGAATTACTGCATACACTAATAGAATAACCGTTGGCTATTGCATCTCTGGCTTGATCTATTGTGTTAATTAAACTGATAGTCTTAACTTGATGTTTCTTTGCTGCTTTTACTAATTCTTCTGGAACACCAGTACGACCCCATCTGCCACCAATAGCACTATATGTTGAAAGATCATAATCTCCGTACTTTTGACGAAGTAATATTCCTCCATTTTGGTGGACGAATTTAGCAGCACCACCACAAGTCATACCTTCACCGCCGTGTCCGCGTGAACCATAAATACCTTCAGTAGCACCACGGGCCACAAACTCTTCTCGTTGTCCATTTATAATTTCACAACTGCGTGTAATATCTACGCTATTTCGCGTTGCATGTGAAACACAATCTCCTTGGACTTGCCTTTCTGATGGACCAAAAGAGGGATCAAACTTCAAGAGAGACTTAAACGGTAGGGATAGTTTTCCTTTTCCAGTACCATATAAATCATGTGCTGCCACACCAAATAGTGGATGTGGCAGTTCTCCTAAGAGCTTGTCCAACTCTTTTGGGTCACAGTATGATCCTACAAAGCCATCTTTATAGGCTTTTAATAAATCTTTCGGTGTCTTGAACATCACTTTGAGTTATCCTTTGCCCATTTAACTACTGTGTTAATTAATACTACTGTAACAGGCACAATTAGTGCTGTCATGCTACCAAGATCAAGCTTAGTTAGATTTTCGCCAATATATGTTAATAGTGCGGCTAAACCAACTAATGCTGCGTTCTTACCAACTGAAATAAGATCAGTTGTATTTAATGAGAATGCTTTTGAACCTACTTTTAGATCTAACATCTTATATCTCCTTGAGTTGAGAAATGCTTATTAAAAATCCACCATGCTCCTTGTCATTTATCCTATATGGAAATCCCATCATTTTTACTATCTTATCATCTACTGTTTGTACTGTTTTGACTAATTTTCTATTCATTTTTAAGCAAGATTTCAATTCATCAAAAAGATCTTCTCTATCTTCTTCTTTTATATAATTGAGCCAATCATAACCTTCTACACTGTTAATAACTTCTTGTGTTAATTCATAAAAATTATTATTGGTCCAAGTTAGTCTACCATGATCATCTGTTTCAAATAATGCCGCATCATTATAGTGAAGTGCGGCTTTTGTTCTTTGTTCTATAACTTTTTGTCTTTTTTCCATCCTATTAACGGTAGATCTTAAGTCTACAATAGCGTCTTTTAGGCTATTTCCACCATTAGTTGTTAGTTCTTTTTTGATTGTTTCTAATGATCTACCAACTTCTTCCTGCCCTTTAACAAATTTAACTGTTGGTTTTATTACCTTGACCCACATTAAGCTAAAAAATGTTCCTAGACCACCAATGATAGTAAATATAAAGGTGATATGTTCTGGACTTTTTATGTCTAGCATAATTGCCTCCGTAGGAAAAAGAAGGATAAAGTGCCTTAAGATTTCTCAAAAGGCACTTATCCAAAAATAACGACTTATTCGTTACTATCTTTAGCCTTGTAGGCAACATTACGAGTTGGTAAAGCTGCTCCAAATCTATAGGTAAGTTCACCGGGAACTGCTCTACTAGTACTTGCAGCATCATCAACGGCTGGGAAGTTACCGCTGGTAGCTCTATAAGTTACAGCAGTACCAGCACCAGTACCTCTGGTAAGACCGGGGAAATTGCCACTAGATGGAGTTGCAAGAACATTAAATGTTCTTGTAGCATATGAACCAAACTGAGTAGTCTTTAGATTCTTATTAACTACGGCTTCTGTAGCACCACCGGGGATAGTTAAAATAGTTGAAGATGATCCATTGATTTTACCAGCATTGGTATCACCAGCGGCCATTAATAGAAATTCGCTACCAGCGGGTGGAGTATATGCAAAAGTGCCACCCTCTTTTGCCCTTGTTACACCGTGTGGATCACGAAAATTATTTGGGGCTGTAGGTGTATCTTCAGTTACAACTGTACCATAGCCCGGAACGTCAGCTAAATTGTTGATAAGTGATAGATCTGTTAGATTTTCACTAACAGCACCGCCATTTAGAACAACGCCACCGTCATTATTGTATGCATTTGCAGAAACTGCTTTTTGGGATGCCATATTATTCTCCTTTTATTAAATAAAATTTGCAAAGTAATAATTCCGCATCCTTTTATAGTCCAGTTCCTAAAATTATATACACATTTAACAGAATTTATCTTTTATGTTGTCTGCAAGTTTGTGGATTTTACGTCTAATACTTTCCCTATTTTTACCACGTTTTTCAGATATTTCTGCTATAGTCATATTGCTAAGTCTATCTTCAATCAAATCCCTATCTTCTGAATTCTTAAACTCGTCCATTAGATCAATACTAAAAAATGGATCTGTATTGGATGCTATATTTTGGTGCAACATTCCAAAAGACTTATTTTTATTGGCAAACTTAATCTCCTTCATGCACTCAATAAACACGCCCTTATATAGATAAGTTGTAAATTTAGCTCCCTTTTCTGCATTGTAGTTAACGAATGTTTTCCATAACGCATTAAGTTGGCAAGTCTTTATAGAATCAGCATCTAATTGATTTCTAAATCTCTTAGAAGCCTTATTCATAATTTTAACAATATTTTCATCCTTAAGGGCAACCTGTATCTTATCATCTATGCAATTACTCATCATCAAATTCTCCTTTTATAAGTTCTTGTTCAATATCAAATCTTATATTCTGAAAATCAAACATCTGTCCTATACCAACAAAAAATCTATAACGACTAAAGATTTTTAGTATCTCAATACCGGGCATTTTATTGAGTTTATTTTTTATGGCTGGTGTAATATCGAAGTTTGTGTGACCAATCCAGCAGTCAAAATTAGCTAACATAGATATATCATCTATTACCTGCGGAGTGAGTGGCAACATCTTATGCAAAGCTGCTGACATCATATCTTTTTTATTGTCTTCATCTTCATATGATTCGTCTTCATCATCGTCATCGTCTTCTTCACCCAAAATATCTTCTTCTGCTTCTGGCATCATATTCTGTATTATATTCTGTAATATGGGGCATGATAATTGTTTTTCAATATAATCTTCATATTTTTGCCATCCTATTTTTTTAGACATATATGACTCCTATTTTGTGAAAACTTCAGACGGTTTTATACAAGGTTCATCCGCCTTACTATCTTTATGCCCATTTATGATTTTTGCTTTAGTATCTTTACTAATAAGATTGAAAATTTTAATTAGACAATCTTCTCTACCTTCTTCTACAAGGGCATTTTTTACTATATTCATAGTTTCTAGTATCGCCCTATCTTCTGCTAAAGTGTCGATTATATAACACAGTGATTCAATAGATTCATCACTATAATCCTCCAGTTCTACATCCACTATCGTAGAATCTGAACCTTTAGAAACTATATAACTTATTTTTGCTAAAACTTCATTAGGTTCTGAAACTTGTTCATTATCTGGTTTTTTCTTGAAGAAATTAAATAACATTTAATATTTTTCTCCCGGTGTTTTTCCAGCTAAAATTTTTAGCAGTTGTAATTCCATATTCGTTAACAGTTAAACTATTAGTTATATTTAGTTCATGGATATTTTGCATATATTTTATAGCAATATTTTTGGCCCTATTATCTATCCTAGCCCAATTACCTTGACCGTGAAACCATTTACCGTCATATGCAGTTTCGGTTTCTTCTATAGGTATTAACAATGCATTATTAGAGTTACAAAATTCTGTATGGGCAGAATAATCTGTGGCTATTACACGTTTTCCACAAGCCATCATTTCTAATAGCTCTAAATTCCACCCCTCTGCTCTTGCTGGAAATATTCCACAATGAGTTTGGGACATTATATTATACACTTCTTGCTGAGTGTTCTGTCGTGGAATAATATGTATTTTAGATCCCAGTTTAGACTTTTTATATAGATTTATCCATTCATTTTGTTCCTGCTCTGTGCAGAAAGGATTTTCGCACATCATGAATAGTTCTACATTATCATCTTCGTTAAACGCTGAGTTAAATATATCAACTAATACATCATGCCCCTTTCTTATTTCCCATTTACCACAATTAAAAAATCTTGTTGGACTATTTTGTGGCATTTCAGACGGCTGAAAAATAGATGAATCAACACCCAGCGGGACTACTATAACGTTAGATTCTTCAATAGTTGTATTATTTAATACTATTTTCTTAGCCCATTCTGAACATACAAACACTCTATCTAAAGATTGAAGTTGATGCTTTTCAAAATCATTAAACTTATCCAACTCAAATATCGGAAACCCTATTCTGGTTCCTTTGCCAGCAAATTGTGCCATATCATGTTGATGCCATATTTTAATACATGGGGCATTATAATCATAAAACTGAGAATTTTTTATACATTTAGAGATTATGTCGGCATCTTCTTGATTTGTTACTTGAGGTTGTCCTATCATGAATAAAGAAACTTCTATGGATTTAGATAGTTCTTTGATAATGTTTAAGGATGATACGCCGTAACCAAGCTGATTAATTGGGGCCATTACATTAATTTTAGTATTCATAGTTTATTTTGTTATTCCTAAAAAAGAACCATCGTTTTAGTTTTGTTACGTCTTCTTCTTGATTTATATAGCTAAGATAGTTTAATACCTCGCTCAGAGAATTAAATATATGTTCGTGTGGCAACATAAAGAATAACCAATTGGGTGCTTGGCTTTTACCCTGTTCGCACCATATTAAAACTGGCTTTTTCTCCCTATTAGCTGTTACTATCTCTTCGTATGTTCCACAAGCATGAATATTAAGATCAATATGAGCAATAATGAAGTCAGATATATCTACACATCGCAAATCTGCACTGCGTATTATACCAAATTTCTCTTTGATCTTTTCATACTTTTCTGTCTCTTTGTAGTATTCTATCCAGTGCCTAGTCTCTTCATCTTCAATAACCCCATTGATTGGTTTGTCGCACGGGTCAATGACAGTTACCCCTAGTTCGTTTAGATATGGAGTTATTCGCTTACGCCAAGTAGTTCCACCGTCTGGAACTCTATCCATAGCACCAACTAAATAAACTCTCATGCCAACTAAGTTATTTATTGAATCCATTGTCTATGCTCCACCATACTTTGTTAATACCTAGAGATCTCATTATTCTATCACACTTATCGCACGGCTGACTACATCTTAATTCGCCACGCTTATTTAGTCTTATAATAACCATTTTGAGGCTATTATCTATATAATATTTACCCCATAAACGAGATATTAGATCAGTTTCTGCGTGAAAGTAAGGGTATTCACTATCTGTATTGAACCTTTTAGCTAATACTAGTGCTTGAGTATGGGTTTTCTCTGGATTGTTTTGCCCTATTGCAAGAAGTTTATTTTTCTTGTATCCAAAAGCAAAGTGAAAAAATTTATTCTTAGTTTGTCTTTCCTCTTTGGCTTTAGGTAAAAGGCTCAGTGCTATTTCAAGTGATTGATCTATTATATTCATGAGAAATCTATAGTATTGATAGTAATAAGCTTGATAAATTCTTGAATACTAGTTACTTTATGATTATCAAAAGCTTGTTTGGTTTTCTGTTTTGCTTCTGTCTTTTTGTATCCAAGTGCTACAAGCGAACTAATACAATCATTGTAAAGTTGCTCATCTCGTACTGGTTTTGGTTTAGGGGTTGTTGTTGTTGGTGTAATAGTAGGTATGGTTGCCGGTTGATTAATGACGGGGTTATTTTTCTTAGGTTTGGGCTTATCTGCAACGGTGCGTTTTGGTACACTCTTGACAGCACAGCTTTGTGTTGGTACAACCTTTACTTGTTTTGGTTTTTCAATATACGTGTAGTCTTCTACATATCCAATAACAAACTTATCTAGCTTGTTGAAGCTAATTGATTTGCCCTCAATGTATGCCTTATATGTATAAAAAATTGTTAAGCAAATGATAACAAATGCCCAAAAATTTCCAACGCTAGGATGTGGCTGTGGGTTCATAATTTTTTCCTACTGTGATCATACCATAACTATCGTCACAGTCAAGACGCAAACTTAAAAAAAATGGCCCGAAGCACAAGGCGACGGGCCATTCCTTAGACAGATTGACTATCCATTTCACTCTTTAGAGTCTTGCCCTACAATTCCAGACGGGCCTAAAGAAATTTCATCTGCCATTACGCAGATAGAGTTCTTTTGATTCCCATCCTTATCTTGATAATCATCAATTTTTAGCTTCCCTTGAACGCCAACCAATCTGCCCTTCTTTAGATGATCCTTTAATGCTTCAGCCATTTTTCCAAAACATAGGATATTTAAGAATAGAGTATCTTCATTGCGACGATCATTCACGGCCATACGAAACTTTGCCATAGCAGTACCCTTTTGGGTTGTGCTTAATTCCGCATCCTTTGTTAATCTGCCACAACCTAACCATGTATTAATATTCATGCTATCATACCTCCAATGCTGAACGAATTCTACCTCTTACTACCTGTGTATTGCCACGATTATAAGTGCCTAGTGTAGCACTGTATACGTTTCTAGCAATTGATCGCGGAATACCCAGAAGTCGAGCAGCGAACTCTGTATCTTCACGATTATTACGAAAAAATCCAAACCCAGACTTGTGTGCTAAAGCAGTAATTGGATTTAATGTTACACCCTTGTAGTGACCACTTTGAATGGTGGCAACAACACGATTATGATTAATATCCCAATGATATGCATCAGCTAGGTTTGATAGTCTGTCAAAAAATTCAGTATAATTCATATCAATCTCCTTCTTCATTGCTATTTAATTCTTCGAAAACTTGAACATCTTTAACGCCATTTTGCACATAAGCCTTTAGTTGCTCAATCTCATTTTGAATTAAAGCCTGCTGCTTTGTCAATTCTTCAATCCTTTGAGCAACATTTTGCAAATGTGCTTTTGCCATTTCTACAACCGTCATATCTTTTTCTCCTTGTTCTTTCACCTTGTTATACCCATTAGTACTGTCAAAAACAATCATGGTTTTTGTTCATATGTCATATAATCTAAAACTTGAAGATGAGTCCAATTAGGTTGATAATTGTCATCTGTTCCAAGTCTAGCAATATCTATATATTCACTTTCTAGCCTGACTACTAGTTCTGCAAGAAATTCTAGCTTGTTTGAGTAAACACATTCCTCTATCATATCTAGAGTCTCTTTTACTGTGCGTTTATTATTAGTACTCATGTTTGATACTCCACACATTCGACATCAGATTCATGAAATAATTCCCTTGATAATTCAAAGTCTTTTTCCCATCTATCTATTTTGTTTACGAATGAAACTATTCTGCTTATTCCTGACTGTATTATTAAACCAGCACATCTTGGACATGGCATAAATGGGTAAGTATATAAAGTACATCCTTCTACAGATTTATTAGCAAATAAGATTGCATTTATCTCGCCGTGTACAATAATATTATACTTTGTATCTCTCTCTTTCAGTCTATCATTATCTTCTATATGTTTAGGAAAACCATTATATCCAACAGAGACTATTCTATTATTTTTATCAACTATGACAGCACCAACTTTAGTCGATGGATCTTTAGACCATCCAGAAATAAATTTAGCTAAATCAAGAAACCTATAATCCCATTTAGACATTATAATTCCCAAACTATTTGATAGCCATCAAAAATAGGATCTATACCTATGTTCTTCATAAATTGTTTAACGTATTTACCTTTACCGTGTCCATTTTCAAAATTGTCATCTACAGCAATTATAGTTCCGGCAGAACATGAAGGCCAAATACATAACAATTCCATAATATGGTGCATAGATGATGGGTGAGGATTGTTATGATCAAAATCGTAAGAATCTAGATACAAAAGATCTACTGTTTTGTTTATTTCTCTCAACTGTTTATTCATATGAAATAAATAAGAAACTGAATCAGAACATATAAGACTTATATTTTTAGTTATACTTTTTGCTAATTCTATATTATATGGATTTATATCTATTGAATAACATTGACCTTTATTGTCTTGAATAAACTTATCAAATATTACAGTTGACATTCCAGCACCGTAATCATTTACTTGTCTTACACAGCCAGTTTCTATAATCAACGGACTATCTTTTTTTGATAATTTGTCAATCATCAATTGAAAAGATTCTTTGCGTAATCCATTATTGTTTATTATTTCTTGTAATTCCAGTTCCATTAAATGCTCCTATCAAAGTGTACCCTATTAACTTTAACAAATTCTGCACATTTTGGAAGGTCTTTTATACTATCTGCCCCAACATATGCACAAGCACTTCTGATACCACCCAATATATCATCAATGACATCTGATACCTCACCCTTATATTCTACCGTCTTAACGCGACCTTCACTGGCCCTATAATTTTTAATTCCACCATATTTTTCCTGTGCTGCATGGGAACTCATCCCATAGAATGTTAAAACCCTACTACCGTTTATATGACTCCATTCTCCACTGCATTCCTCTGTACCAGCAATCATGCCTCCAAGCATAACAAAGTCTGCACCAGCAGCAAATGCTTTTACAACGTCTGCTGGAGTCCTACAGCCACCATCTGCACAAATTAGACCCAAGTGCTTGTGTTGTGCTTTTAATCCATGGGCAGCGTGAGAGCATTCATTAATTGCTGATAATTGAGGATATCCTACTCCAGCTTTTAGTCTTGTTGTACATGCTGATCCCGGCCCAATTCCAACCTTAACAATATCAACGCCACCGTGAAGAATTAATTCATGAACCATTTCGGGAGTACATACATTGCCAGCCATTATAACGGGCCTAGTTCCAAACTTCTCCCTTATTTTTGCACAGTGGTCTACAAACTTATCTGTATATCCATTAGCAACATCAATACAGATATTTGGTATATCTTCTATTCTATCAACTATCTTCCTAAGTTTGCTGACTTCTTCATCATTAATTCCCATGCTATACCAAAATGTATTTAGATCTTGGAGATTTTCTATATAATCTTCTATATTATAATGTTTGTGTAGGCATGTGATACAATTTTTCTTTGATAGAGATTCTGCCATTTCGAATGTGCCAGTGGTATCCATATTCGCGGCCATTATAGGAACACCACTCCACTCCAAAGATGAGTGAAAAAATTTAAACGTTCTTTTTACATCGACCAAGGACCGTGAGGCGGCTCGGGATCTCTGTGGAACGAGTAATACATCATCGAAATCAAGTTTTGTATCGTTATTAATATTCATTATTTACTCCAAGAAAAAACCGACAGGGGAATTTCTTCCCCCATCGGATTTAACACACAATCAAACACTAACAGCCTGCCTACGCTTGGAAAGAACTCTATTAAGTCTATCCATCTTTGCCGTAACCTCAACAACCCAATCCCGGTTACGCTTCTTACGATTAACATGTTCAATATCATCACCGGTCATATGAACAACCTTATCGAAAATGCTATCAAATTCAGATACAACTTCATATCGACAAGTGCGAAGCTTTTGAAACTTAGAGTCATTTGGTACGCTAACAACATCGCGTGGATTAACCTTGCAAATCATTAGACGATTGCCACCGCCATCATTATCGTTATCAATATCAATGCCGCCATAACTCTTAGCATAATCAATAGCACCAACGTGTAGACCCTTACCACAACCGTTGTCACGATTGCTGTCTACCTTACTACGCTGGACTTCGCAAATAGAACCAACGCGATTGTCAAAAGTGCCGGAATAAATATCCTTGTAGTCTTCGCGTACAGCCTTATAGGACAAGAAACAACCATCATATGTGATAGGCATGTTCTTGTTTTCCATAAAGTCGAACAACTCAATAACAGCATGGTCAGATGGATTCTGACTAAGATTATCAAGGAAATTCAACATAGGCTCAAAAGGAAAACCTTGCTTAATCATATCAAGGATTGTTCCAGTAAACATATCGGGCATCTTAATTCCATCCCAACTCAAGCCACCATCTTGGCAATTTACATATCCATCGCAGTAAGCATTAACATGCGAAATGATATCGTAAGAAGCCTCAAAGTGTTCGACATTGTTATTCTTAAGATGATTAATTAACTTATTATAGTTAGGGTGGGACTTGCCGAAGCAGTATGCCTGACCACTAACAACCGCAGTAACAGTACCGTCATTTGCAATAATGTATTTCATGTTATGTCTCCTTAAACTTATTATAGCGTCACAGTGAGTTAAGAACAGTTTGGGCCTTCAGGCCCGATTCAATAGTATCGATATAGTCAGCAACAAGCTTCCTATCAGCATCATTCCAAGGAATCGAAAGCAGTCTGAGCATAGGATACTTCTTCATTTCCTTGTCAAACTTGCTAGCGAACTTATTATCATCGAGTTTCACATCGCTAAAACTAACCTTCTCAACATTGGGCAACATCTTTGACATGCTGTAAATCATATTCATTTCTGTTGCAATGTTATTAATGTTGGAGCAATATTCGTTGTATTCATTAATGATGTTCTTGACTTCGCTATTAGAAGTCATCGTAATGATATCCTTCCATCGATCATATCGCTCATTTGAAAGTGGAACCCTACGATTAACATTAATAATATTTTGCTTGTTGGTCTTTGTGGCATGATCAAAAACTTTTTCAAGTACGTTAACACCACGGGTCCAGTTACCACGCTCATCAAGCTTCCTATTCTTTACAACGGATGGCTTGACAATATAAAACGTAGCATCTTCAACCATGTCAGAGTGATTCTTGCAAACATATTCAAGTACATTTTCAAGAAAACTGACATCAACTTCGTGAGAATCAATTTCAACAGAACCCTTAGACTCTGTGAAATAGTGAGCATTCTCATACTTTACGCTCATGTTGCAATCCTCAAAGCGACCAGTTTCTTCATTGAAAACCCGTGCCTGTACAACTGGACCAGAGTTTGTAAACCCATAACTAGAACGATTGTAATTAACTTTATCAAGAGTTGAAGTCAAGACAACATCTGTCCGATCAGCATCACCAAGGATACCATACAAACGGCAGTTGTCAATAGTCTCGCTTTCCTTAAGCTTGTAGACATAGCAAGCCTGAGAGCCACCGTTCTCTTTCATGTACTGACGAATTCGACTAACTCCACCCCTAGTAAGGTTATCAATAAAAAACTTTGTGTGAGTATTAAAGACAATACGCTCAACACCGTACTTAATATCAACCTTAGAACGATACTGGGACTTTTCCATCAAGTTAATACCACTATCTTTAGCATTGATATACTCTCCAGCAACGCTATCAAAAAGCTTCATATCATTCCAAGTGATAGACTTTTGAAGAGACTGAACAGCAGTATTGATAGACGAACACTGATTGCTAATCTGAACATACTTCATACGGGCCTTAAACAAAGAAGGCTGGCTAGCAATTTGTTCTTCAATCTTAACAGCAATCTCGTTAATGATATTATCAATCATGCTAAGAATATTCTTTTTAGTGTCTCGACTATATGAAAGAGACTCACGACTAGGAGTAATGTCAACATCTCCAATATTCACAAAGATTCTCAGTCCGTTAGAATACTCAATAAATTCACGATGACGTTGGAAAGACTTGTCACCATTAGCAGTAAACTGGTTAACGTCAATTGGGTATGAGATCTGACCCATCACAATAAGATTCTCTCTGGCATTGTCATCAAAGTACCAGTTGGTTCCAGCCAGAACCTTATCAATGCTACGGAATGAGGGCTTATAAGCCACAAAGTTTGGCTTTACCTTGAAATGTTCATAAACATGGTGCGATTCATGTTGAAATCGGTTGATATCATACTCATTCACATTGATAGAAACCTTGATACCATTCTGTTCGCTGGTATCAGACTCGTCCATCAAAGAGAAGACGGGACTGCCGCTCTCATCCTTATAGGCAGTATAAAGCCTACGAGTACCATCAAGATAAGCCTCAACGGTAAAACTATCGGAGTATGCAAAGGGAGCCTTGCTACCCAGACCAAGACAACCAACCGCATCATTGCTATTATTTCGGGTGCTACGGAAATACGTAGTATAGAGTTGCATACAGTTTTCATGATCCATGCTAGTGCCGTAGTCACGAATAGAGAATACGGGCGAGATGGCGGTGGGGATATGAACGTCAAAAGGTACGTTTGCCTTGCCAGCCTCAACGTGAGAATCGTAGGCATTAGTAGAGAGTTCACGAACAACTGCGAGAATCTTGTTAGAATAAAGACCGTCAGAAAGGATAAAGAATGCCTTAGACGATGCTTCGATGCTGAACTTGGACTCTTCAAACTGACCGGACTTCTCAATAACGTTCGTACTAGCGTGAAGTTTCATAATTGCTAATCTCCTAAAAAGTGCTTAAGTGCTGTGTGTACTTTGAGTATACCAGAGTTATCGGCAGTGTCAAGCGGCCAGTTTAATTTTTTTTCAACGGTTGTCTTCTACACAGAAAGATATGGGTTCTAATGCAAAGTCAACTAAATGACCATCAATATATTCTGCCCATTCATCAATAAAAGATCCTATGGTATCTATATCATCTGTGCAATATCTATATGAATTATAATCGTTTATAGAATCATCCCAAATCACTATAGAGTCATTGGTCACTTCTACATTCTTTATATTTTCTTTGAAGTGCTTTGCTGCTAATAACTCAAGTGGTGAATACCTATTATCACGCATAGCACGAATAATATCACTTTCACTCATTTCAAGCTTGATTTTCATTTCCAATCCAAAGCCTCACTAATTGTAGGGAATTGTTGTACAAAAATTTCTTTGCATCCATTCGCTATATCCATATGTTCCTTCTGAGTACCGCTTTTTTCTCTTAGTGCTATATACGTAATCCATGATCTGACATTTCCAGAAACATAAAGTCTGGTAGGAGTTGCTAGTGGTAATACAAACCTAGCACACTCTTTAGCCACCCCGTCTTTAATCATGTCATCGTATATTGATTTTGTTTTAGCGAAATGCTCACGAATTTTTGTATTCCATTTAACTCGTACTTCATCGCTAATGTCATCTATACTGTTTTGTCTATTTTTAGTATCTTGACGGCGAAGTTCAAATAACGGAATGTCTTCTGCTAACAATGCTGTATCGGCATAACGTTGGCTAAACTCTTGAAAAGTAAAGCTTCTGTGTCTTAGAATCTGAGCAGCAATACCTCTTGTTGTATTAATTTCAACAGTCATAAAGCCGTGCTCAAAAATACTCCAATGCTGATGCTCAATACAATATTTCAAAAGTTTAGCATAGTTATCGTTATCTTGTCCTTTTGGATTTGATACTCTAGCACAATATGCCATTAATTTTTCTGCATCGGGAGTAACGCTAATTAATTTTACATTCATGTTTTTTCTCTATTAAATTTATCTGTTCTAGTTTCCCACCAAAAATGCGCCATTGTTGTATCGCCATCAAAATATATTGGACAAAAATCTGGACGAAAAACGCTATTAAGATCACAGGCTATGCAAGTAAAAAATAATTGAGATCTTGGATAACCATAATCTAAAAGTTTTTGTTCTATTTTCTTAAAATTATTTCCACTGAGACATCCGCTATCTACTACAATTAAGATATAGTATGGATCTAATTGATTTGGATGAATAAATGCTTCAAACTCATCTTTATATGGAATATTAACGGGTTCTATATCTATAGGCTCATCTTTATTTGATAATTTATGAGATATTAATTGAGCCACAAGCCCAGAATATTCATAACTTAATTGTAATATACCTATGCGACTAGACAAGTTAATAAGACTATTATGACGAATTTCATCGCATATTTTATCTATACATTTGGTTTCCCATTCTCTATCAATAAATAAACTATTTTTCATTATACTCTCTTTGGTGATCTAGCCACTTACCATTCGTATGATGATTAAATATTGCCCTAGCCAGTTTACTAACGCTTGGAGCAGCACCGCTACCGCTAATAGAATTATCACTAGATTTTGCCCAATAATACTGAGCATCGTCTTTATCTTTAATAGTCTCATATCCAAGACCTTTGGCCCACGATCTTATTTCTGTCCAAGTCATTTTTGTAATTGGTCTTCTGACCTTACCTTTTGCTTGTGGGAATACCCACTAGAAAATCCAGACATAAATGCTTCTTTTAAAAGCGGAATATCACTCTTCATTATGTTCTGGTTTTGTAGCCAATCGATGAACATTTTATCTTCGTCGCAAAGTTCTGGCCCACATAATTCATTATACCTATACTTTATGGTATTAAACATACTGTCTATGCATATAAAGTAGAAGTCATCTTTTATACAAGAATTTTCAAAATTCTGATGCCATCCAGATATTACCACAATATCTCCAGAATGGGTGTAAATTTTATCACCAATTTTTATACGCAAGGCTTCTTTAAATATCATATAATTTTTCTTTTGCTATTATCTCATAATATTCTGGAGTAAATTCGCCTTTTCTCATAGCTTCATTGTACCAAGGCGTATCTTGTTTGTCAAACAGTATTCTGTGTTGCATACTGCTATTTAATCTTTTAGACCCATTTACCTCAAATTCCCAAGGGTTTTCTGAACCGTGGTTGATCAAGCAAGATTTAAAAAACTCTTTATTCCATATAGAAGCTTGCATTGATATTGTATATAAACTATGCTGACGCAATGCATACATGTTTCCTATTATATGAAACTTATTATATAATCTACTATCTTCATGAATTCCTAATCTATTTATTCCCTGCCGACATATTTGAATATACATATCAAATTGTGACTTTGGTATAGTTTTTCTCAAAAAATAATCATCCTGTAACCATAATACGTACTCTGTATCGACTCTATCTAGAGCATACTTTAGACAATCTGAATAAGGTATTTTGCCCGGTAAAATAGATTTAAAACCATAGTCGTTAAATTCTAGGGTTTCTGATAAAAAATATCTTGGAATATCTATATTGTGGTCCCAGTATCTGTTGAATAATAGACCAAATTTGTTCCATAGGAAATTGTATTTATCGCAAGTGCCGACTAATAAAGTAATGTCCATATTGATTTTCGTGTATAATTGTAATGAGTACTCGATTTTAGAACCTTATAAGGAGATTTTTATGCCTTTTTCACCAACACAATCTGGTAACATGTTTCCCGGCAGAAACGTATTCTTCCCCGGCATTATAGCTGGTCCATCTACTGTCACTGGTACTAGTGGCATATTCATCCCATTTGCCGCATTAGAAAGTTATAATGTTGGTAATAGTGGTGAAATCGGAGAATTAGTATATTCAATAGTAGATAAGTTTGTAACTGGTTTAAACAATTTATCTGGTGTTCCTACGCTTGCAGATGATCTCCCAAGTAAGTTTAGTGCTTCAAGACAAACATCGTTAACTTCAGATAACACTGCCACAAAAACATACTCAATGAGTTTTGATCTTAATGTTTCAAGTGCCAAGTATGATCTACAAAGCGAAGCATGATGGATAGGGTTTGATAGAGAACATACGTATGTTTGGTTAAGAGGGCGAACTTTTAGTTCGCTCTCTTTTTTTGTATATGTGTCTTGATCCAATCTAAGAAGTTACTAATCCTCGTATGACAACCATCATCATTATACGTTGAGTCTGGCTTTTTGTCAAGGGTTGTGACACAAGAATTTATACCAGCCAATTTGCCATCTATAAATAAACCGCCGCCGCTATCCCCGCTACCTATTAAGAATTCAAGCTCTGTTCTATTTAATATAGAAGGACTGCAAATTAAAAGATCATTTTCTATTCTATCTATTTTATTTGATCCGCCCCTTTTTTTCTTGTCTCCATTCTGTATTCCAGTTATAAAAGTACCAGTTTTACCATAGCCAGCAATAGCGCATATTTTGTCAACTTCATTTGATTCTTCGTATAGCTTTGGATAAAATTCAAGCTCTATGTCTGATGTTGTATGACATAATGCTATATCTGCAAATCCAAATTGCTTCTCTTCAAAGTTTTCATGGCATATAATTTCATCTATAACTATGATCTGTTTTTTCTTTTCGCTGTGTAAGAAAGCAAACTTAGAGTCTTTCACAACATGAGCCGCCGTTAATACCCAACGAGAATCTATAGCAACAGCAGAGGCTGAGAATAAACCATCATTATTATAAGAACCCATTATCTCTAATACGCAATCAAATTTTTTACCATATTCAATATATTTTTCATCTGGAGTATTGGGGTCTATTGTGCCAGCATATATATTAGATATTAAACCAATAAGAAATCCAACTACGAGGTTGTTGATAAGTTTGTTCATTATATGGCCTATTCTTGATTTTGAGTGATATTTGTTCACAGTCAGTGACTACATTTGTATTCCAGCTTTTGTAGTCCATCAAATGGCCCAATAATAGATGACAATCAGAGCATAATGTGATTAAATTATCTGGATTTAATTCATTACTTGGATCTAAATGATATGGTATTATGTGATGAACTTGTAGATCGTTTTTTCTCCTACACGCCTGACAAATTGATTGATGTTTTAAATGTTCCTTCCTGACGTTAGACCACTTGGGCGATCTAGAATAGTCAGATATTTTATCTCTTAACCAATTAAACATAATTTTCCCATAAGATTAAAAAAACCCTTATATATATACACTAAATAAAAAAGGGGGCAGCTTTCGCCACCCCCTGATTCATTACTTATTAGGTAACTATTGTTCACTCTTCACGAACAAAAGCCACGCCAAATTCACCCGGTGCTACGGGAGGTACAGTATCAACAGCAGTAAACTCCACGGTGGCTGGCGAACTTACATTGCCAGCATCGTCAACGTCTACTAAGGTTAAAACAACACTATCATTATCTGAGAATGATAGCTCACCAAAACTGGTGGTATTTGCTGGGAAGGGCGATGTTGAACGAACTTCACCATTAACAGCCACTGAAAGTCTACGCTCTGAAACGTCACTATCAACAACTGGGCCAGCGGTTACATTATAAACTAGTGCCATAGAAAATTCCTCTCTGTATAAAAAATCACACTTAAATGCTATAGGATAGATACTACGCATATCCATCTTTCGCAAAACTTTTAGATATCTATTAAATAGTCTGTCATTTAGCCATAAAAACATAAATCTACTCTGCTTTGTATGTTAGCTCATCTACCTTTTCCATTATTATACTCATCTTGTGCTCATTTACACTGTGGCTCTGATTAATTTCATTAAGTATGTCAATATATAGTAAATTTACCGATAAAGATGATACTAATATTGAAAGTAATAATGCTACAAATGTATATTTCATGAATAAACTCCTTAAGGTGGGATATTTTAGGTAGGCTACCATTTTATACACCAACCGGGGGGTTTATCGTTGTCTAAAATGGCTTTTCTTTCTTCTCTAAGTAGGGCTATTTCTTTTCTTTGGGTTTTTACTTCCAGTTTTAATGATTCTACTATATTTTTAAGGGATTCTATATCCCTCAACAGTTTATTTATATAGTCATCTATATCTACTGGAAAGTCATTTATATTAATCTTCATCTATTGATCCATAATGTTTTACTGCCGCCCTAGCATTTTGCTTGTGGGTTACTCTCTCTAAATTATCAAGGCTATTATTAGACTTATTGTGATCTATATGATTGACGATGAATAACTCTCTTAGAAATACTTTGATAGATTCTGGAGTCTTTTTATAGTCTTTTGCATTAATTTCTTTTGGTAGATTTTGATCAAATGGCTTCCAGCTATCAATTACTAATTTATGAACTCGACAATTTAATGATTGTCTTTTAGCTCCATATCTTCCTTTTGAGCTATATTCATAATCAAAAGTACCACAATCAAATGAAATATCCACCTTATTATATCCTTGCTTACATATACGAGGTTTTAAAAGTTTTTTATATGAAGTATCAATAATGCAAATACGATAACCACTTTTTTCCTCATTAATTCTTTTAAAATGAGAGTATATATTACCACTTTTTGAAACGCTGTATTCTTTTATTGGAATTCCATTCAAGATTACTGTGGTTAACTCTTCTTCATCGTCTACTTGATCTTCTGAAAAATCAAACTCTAGTTGATTCATTTGCATATAAAGCCCTCCCAAGTGCTATTCTAACACCAAGTTTCTTATCATAGTTATCTTCTGTGCTACAAATAGCAAGTCCATGAAAACGTTCGCCAGTAGGAGAATCAATAATAACTTCGGTAGAGCCACCCTTGGTATCTGGGCCAATAATTCCATCAGTATAACCATAGACTCTCTTACCGTTTTGCCAAGCATGATATCCATTATAAAGACGGTTGTGAAAAACTTTTACTTTGTATCCATTGTCTTGCAATTCTTTGACAGTCATTATTCAACCTTTCATAAAAAAGTAACGGAAGAAGTAGGATTCGAACCCACGGAAGTTTTTACGCTTCTTCTGATTAGTAATCAGATGCATTAGTCCACTCTGCCATTCTTCCTACTAATTGTATCTCTATTAGTTGCTATTGTCAAGTGGAGGCGGCGAGAATCGAACTCGCGTCCAGAATAATTTCAATATAAACATCTACATCCTTAGTTAGTTGTTCTCGCACAGCTAACAAAGCTAACAGAATTATCTGTGTCAGATTGAATACAATCATTACCCCCATTTATGTTTGGTGAGGATACCATATCCGATTATCGGAGTCAGCATGATTGGGCAATACGGTTCATGCCACCGCACTCTTGCCTAACTAGGTCAGGCAGCGAGAGCGAAACGAGTTTCGCCAACTAACATTTTAATCGACTTTTATACTGGCCGGTCGATTAACCAGTGGATGCCATCTATATATCCGTTTACCTGTCGATACCTTTCGCCCCCTTATTTTAAGAAGTTTATTAAACCGCTTGGCCCATTATAGCCAATCTTCCTTCCCTTCTCTTTACCGTTTTCGAAAACCACAAAGGCAGGGATCGTCTTTATATTGTAGCCTTCAACGATGTCTTTGTCAACATCAAAATCTACGTCTACGATGGTATAATTTTTTACAATCTCTGATAGTTGTGGGTCATTCTTCATATCATTCTTAGCTATGTGGCAGTATTTACACCAATCGGCGGAAAATATGATTAAAACCTTTTCGTTTGTATTATCAAAAGCAAAAACAGAAGCGATAGATATTAAACACGAAATCAAAAGGATAGATACTAGTGTATTTCTCATGCTATAACCCTCCAGTTGGTAAATAATATATTCTACCTTGAATATATATACACTTTTTAATCAATCATTATTATCAACACCACCCTCGTATGTTAACTTGGGTATTAAATCATCATTTGTTTGTTCTACCTTTTTGATGGTGATCACCAAGAATGTATCTCCTTGGTGATTTCCACCATCCAGTAATTTTTTCAGAGCATTACATACCTTTTCGCATGTAAGTTCTGGATTTATTTTAAAGCAAATCATCTTTTCTCAATTTGACAGATTATTACTGTGACTATTGCACATATAATATATACTATACCCAATATTGTCCAAGCGGTTGGTTCATTCATTTAAATCGACCTCAATTTCTGCACCATCAAATACCCAATGATCTATACTATCTATATAGTTGTGGGTTGGAATTGGTTCATTTACAATTTTGAATTTAACGTCAAAAATTCCACTTATTCCTTGATTTTGATAAAGATACTTTATAATAGCATCCTTAACATCTTCATCGCTCATAGTTATATGAGTCTTGTTATTAATCTTCATGGTTCTCCATAACAAATTTTTTGCTTTGCTCATTAAATAGTTTAGATATTAGATAGAATCTTTCATTTTCTAAGTATTGAATTTGTTCGTTTATGAAATCTATTCGTTTCTTAGTATCTTGTATACCTATACTGTTTTCGTACTTTTCTTTCATATACTCATTTAGTTGTTGTTCTCTTTTACTCATTGGTTATTGCCTTTAGCTTTTTTGTGATATTCTCTATAGTTTTAATAACCGGTGCTGTTAATGCATAGTCTTTTTTATATGCCTGTATAGCATCTATAATCTTCCAAGCCTCATTTTTAGAAATATCAATGTTCATACAAATAACCTGTCCTTTAGCAATTCTGCAATAGTTTCATTAATATTTATTCCGTTTACAACTATATCTTTGTTAGAATCATATTCATCAATTTCCATATATTTCATGGCATTATTGAAACACCAAAAGATAGCAAACTTTTGTTCTTTTGTGAGATTACCATTCATTTCTATAAATTCCCGGTTGTAATCTTGGCTCATAAGGTTTAACAGTCCATCCCATCATCATTAAATCTAATTTAATTTCATCAGTAACAACCCCTTCGTTGCCAGAACAATACCAATCCATATATTCTCCACTATTGATTATATCAGCTACTATGCCGCCAGACATTCTCCATGAGCAAGTCCACTCTTTATCACCATAAAAGAATCTGTTATTGCACAAAGCCCCATATAGGTCTGTGCAATAGACTTGGCTATTAATACATTTGGCTACTATACGTTCATTATTAATGAGATCATATTCTAAGTCTGGCTTATCAAAAACTGCTTTTAGTGTACCATTTAAGTCCATAGCGAACTCCTAATCTTAATTAGTTCAATTAGTTTTTCAGTATCTTCTTCGTCATACTTATGCTCCATCTCATCAATTTTGCGATAGTAATACTTTCCGTCTTTTTCTTTAGTGAACAGATCATATGGATTCGCCCTGTAGTCTCTATCTAGCCACCAATTGTAAAGTTCCAAAATCTTTTGAGAGGCTATTGCTTGTGCTGTTGCCTTATTGTAATCTTCATCATCTGGATTAAAACCATTATCTTCATTAAGTTTAAGGTCACAGGCCCAATTTAAATAGTCTAATCCTGCTTGTTTGCATCTTCCGTTAACAAACTTATAGTTACGCTCTGGATATGCTTTCATCAAATGAGCCTGATCACTCTCAACAAAAAGAACTAACTCATTAAAAAGACCATGAAGAATACGATAGTCAAGATCATAATACTTCCCCGGCTTTAGTCCTGTTCGTAAATAATGAAGTTTGTCAATATATCTGTTACGAACATAAACTTCTATGGTATAGTAAATATCCATAGGAAGATGCACAATGTCCTGTAAAAAGTTTAGAACTTCTTCAGCAATCCAGTGTCGTAAAGGGTGTTTTGTTTTAGATTCTTGTCTCCAAGTTTCCCATTCATCTAAACCTAATGCTAATGGCTTAGTGTTTCCCCTAATAAGGTCAGCGAAATGTGAGCAACTCCAGTAATTAATTCGGGATTGTTTTATAATTTTAAACATTATAGATCAATATTCACTTCATAATTGTTAAGTATTCTGTAAAACTCTTCTCTTATTTTGACTACAGCATCACGGGCATCTGTAAATGGATCACCATATTTTTCCCATGTGCGTAATGCTTCGCTTAAATCCCATAATACTTTTTGCATACGGATTGCTTGATTCATTACGTCATACTCACGCTGATCTTCTGGAAGATCAAATTCAAATGTAGCTTTCATATTATTCCTTAAATTTAACCATTAAATATGTACCAAGAAACGCTCCAGACGCTAGCGGGATTAAGTAATAAATGTTCTTACTATATGATACTACGCCAAATGCCAGTAGACTGTAGATTATACTAGTCAAAACTGCTGCTGTAAAGGCCCGCTTTTTGTTAACGCTCATAATGTACCAAGCGTATAACATATCAATTGCAACATAAGTAACAAAGATTGTTAGTGCGGTTATGTAAGAAAAATCATTCATGGGAAATATCTCTTTCCATTTAAAGGATCATGATCATATGGGTAATTGAATCCCCCTAAAACTTTTCGTTTTTTATCTTTGATAAAATGTAATACTTCAGTAAAACAATCTTCACACAAATCAATATCATACTCCATACCATCATCCTTGCAACCATAACCCCAAGTAGCACCAAGACTAGCCCATGATGGCCCCATATTTATGGTATCACAAGATTGACCACAGCAATCGCAAATGACATTATCAATTGCTTTTCTAATTTCTTCTTTGTATGTTTTCATCTTTTAACTTTACTTACTATGTAAAGTATAGATCGTGCCAATAATATGCCACAACATACTTCAAATATTTTAAGCAGACTTGCTGACAACATCATATTTAACGTCCTGTTGATGAATCTTTGGCTTTTTATAGCCCATAAATACTTGGCTAGTAATAACCCCCATACCAGTTATGAGAGTTACTACTATACCCACGATAAATATGGTAAAATTGTTCATTTGAATAAATTTCCTAAAGAAAGTATACTTGGAACCCACAATCCTACGAATAGTGCCTGTTGCCTATTAAGGTCACTATCTCCTGCAAACCATAGTGTAACACTAAAAACAAAACTAGCAAATGCGGCAACAATAAAATAATTTCGACTGTTCATAATATTCCTTTTTGTTAAATTTGAAACCCCTTTAATATATCTAATATTCGTCGGGCTAACGCAGCGCCGCCGACAATTCTACCATCAGTATAATCTTCACCATATCCAGCAGAAGATTCGTGATCTTTTTGATCTTGAACTTTTTCACTACACAGTTTGATAATCTCAAGTATTCTATCTTTTTGTTTCTGATTCATTTATATTAATACCTTGATTGTATCCTTCGTCATATGCTGCTTTTAGCCAATCTTTTATTTGTAACCAATTATCCACAGGATCTTTGGGGCATTTTACAAGATCATCGTATATTCTCTCCATTCGTAAAGAAAATGATTCGACTTCTTCTAGCCATTCATTAAAAGTCATTATACCACCGTATTGTCAGTTGTCAACTCTCCATTACGAACAACATAATAAATAGGCTTGCCGGATGATCTAACATATTTTCGTCCACCATCAATCATATTACCATTATCAAATGCTTTATAATCGTGATGGAATTGAGAATATTGTAAATTACCATCATCGTCTTCTATCATGCCAAAAGTTAGTGATTCTACGCCATCAGCATTACTAATGTAAGCTTTTCCATAATGCGGTCTTAATGAAAAATATCTGTTACCAAAATCTGGATGTGGAGTTTCCCTATAAAATATATCTGCTGGATTGTCATCGCTATTTATATCAGTAGTGCAAACATATTTAATAGGAACACCATCTCTTTGAGAATAATGCTCTACAATCTTATTTATATCGTTAATAGGAAAATGTTTTATCATAGTAGTTTTTCTAGTTTTTTCTTAAGATCATTCATAACTTCTAATTCGATCTTCATGCATTCGGAAAGACCTTCCGGGCCACCGTGTATATCATCAAAGCTATCTTCAATTAACCAAAGTATAACATCTATCTCGTCTTCTGTCAAGACTAGGTTTTTCATAAAATTTTGTGCTGTTTCAATATTTTATATAGATCTTTAAGCTCACTAATATCTATTCTCAGTTCATGTGGATCGCTATTATTATAACTGAAAACTCTCACAAGATAAGGTTTGTTTTTTAATTTTTTGTTATAGTGAATTTCTATTAAGTCATATTCAAGGACTATGGTGCGAAATAGTGTCATAATGAGATACCTAGCCAACTACTAAAAACTTCATTGGCTAGGCAATCTCACTAAATTCAGTTACAGCAACTGCTGCCGCACTGGCGACTCTGCCTAGCCTTCTTTACAATACGAAATGGTGCTGTTAGAACACGCTTTGTTACGCTCACAACCGTTGATCCAGCCTTCCTAACTGGATTAGTCGAACATGACCCGCTGCAACAATCTGCACTAGCAAGTGTAGCAGACCCAAGAACAATTGCAACCGCACAAATTAGATTCTTCATAAATTCTCCTTAATTAGAAATTAAAACAAAAGAATAGGTAAGGCGGGCCAATGGTTAAATTATCCCGCCCTACCATATTCAACAATTATAATTGAACAAAGAGTTCGCCTTTTGGTCTAAGCCAAGGACTAACCTTTGACAATTTTACCATCTTGTTGATTCTACCACGATTGTCTTTGTGGCGACCAATAATATGGATTTCTCCTTCAACGTCTTTTTGTGTCCAAGTATAGTTATTGATTACGCTATTTGGATCAACGTTATCATCACCGTAGATTTCACCTTGAACATGAAATTTTACAACTCTGTCAAATATTTTAGCCATGATACACCTCTCTTTATTTATGATTATATAGTTTGTCGGGCCTTACGAGAAAATTCTGATCCTTTTCCCACTACAGATTCTACAATATGATCTTCTAAAACTTCTGGACAGAATTTATTGATTTCACTTTGTAGAGTATCAACTGGATAGTTGATTTTCTCCTTGAAGAAGTAATCTTTAAATTCTTCTAGTAGCTCTAGGTTATCCATTCTACTTGTAATGTAGTCTGTATACCTTCTAACAACATAGGGTTTATTATCTTCCGTAATTGTCATTATACGTTTCATGATTACCTCCCACTCTTTGTTAAAGTGGCTGGGCCTTTCATGTCTTCCCAATTATCCACTAGCACATCTGGTGCTTCGTGTCTAATCTCTGCCTCTAACGCAGAAACGGAAGAATGATCTTTCTCGACCTCTAGATAATCTCTTAGTCTATCTTTAATCTCCATAAAGTTTAAAGATCCTAAAATATGGTCGATATACTTACGTTGAAACTCAGTCCTATTCTGTTCTGTTAAAACTTTAGTCTTCATAAATCACCTCATAGAAAAAGTTAGATACCTTTCTATGATTCCTTTGTTCTCCGTAGTTCCACCACAGCTAACTCAGGCTTCGTAGTAACATCGAAAGATGTTTAAGCGGCAGATTCCCACCGCATCTAAATTATTATAGCCCCTAACCTTTTTCAGACACACTAATTTTTTCTACAGGTGTAGGATTATTTTCTTATTTTATAAGTTAGGAAAATAGTTCATTCTTGAGGAACAATCTTATTGTCATCAACAACACACTGTCTCAAAAGATTAACAGCAGTTTCCAATAAGGAATTGGTTGTTTTCAAATCATCAGCAAGAGTATGTTCTATATTACCACCATTAAGAAGTCCTAACATAAAAAGTCTTTCTTCATAATCAAGCAAGAACTCTTGAACATCTTTTCTGAGTTTATCGTTCATTCTTCATTCTCTCTATACAAAGGATAGTCTTGTTCATTCTTTAGTAGTTTTTCGGCCAATCCCAATATCTCCCGCTCACTCCAACCACTAAAATATCCCCTCATATAAATTTGGGTCAATTCATTACGAGGAGTATTCTCATAATATTTCTGCACAGATTCTATCCAAGTTTTGGTGGCTTGTTGTAGACGATTCATTTGTTATACTCAACTATCCTATCTATAAATTTTAGACATTGCATAAATGCAATAAAATAAAGAAGATAATATTCCCAACGAGGTATAGTTATCATTAGTTATTCTCCAAATATTCACAAATCATACTACTCAAACCTATTGGCACAATTACTACAAAAAACAAAAATCCCAAAATCAATAGTGAGTATACTATAATATCCTCTTTAGTTAGTTTCATTTCTTTTCCTCAAAGACTTTCATAAAATTTTCTTTCTGTTCTTTAGTGGGTCTTAAAATCACAGGGTTGTCTTTAGGATTCGCCCACAATGGAATAATATGTCCATCAGAACAGTTATTTCGATGAGCAACTGCTTGATGATATGATACAAAAACAGAATAAGAATCTGGTTGCATAACGGCCCATGCCATAGGCTCTCGTTCAATCATCATTTCTTTTCCCTGCAAAAAAAGTTTCGTTCCATACAAATCCTAACAAAAATCCAACAGATAGCATATTAATCAAAGGATCGCTCCAAACTAAAAGAGAACATATAAAAATAGCAGTGCTAAAATAGACTATTACTACTTTATGTATTATAGTCCAATCCATAATTACTTATTCTCCAAATCAGTTGGTCGATAACAACCGCCATATACTAGCATTGTTTTATCAGCACATTGTTCCCATAACACTTCTCGTTCTTTTAGTCTACGAATCTCTGCAATTAATTGTCCAACAACTTCATCACCAGGAGGAGGAAGCAAATGTCTACAAATATCCATGCGACCTATTTCATCTTGTTCCATTAGTTATTCTCCAATAGTTTCTTCTAACAGACTAATAGCCGTTTCTAAAAATAAATCATAATCGGCCAATCCCATAGTCTCATCATCAATAGTATTATCCCAACTAACAATAAAGTTTTTGATTCTATCCTTGAGTTCGTTAGTCATTATTTTTCTCCAAATAGTTATCAATAGTAGCCCCAAGAGGAATTGAACCCCTAATCACTTTTTAGAAGAAAGTTGTTATATCCGTTTAACTATGGGGCCAAATCAAAACTTAAAACGTTTTGGTGTATTGTATTATAGCGTCTACCTTATGGAATGTCAAGGAGTTAATCATGAATCTCAAACATCATTATACAAAAGAAGTATTATCAAAAATTTGTGCAGAATCTTATAGTTATAGACAATGTTTAGAAAAAATGAATATAGTTGCAGCAGGGGGTAACTATGCTTGTCTTAAAAAACATATTGAATTGCATAATATTGACATCTCTCATTTTACACTACAGGGTTGGAATAGAGGTAAAATAATTGGTCCTAAACGTCCAATAGAAGATTATCTTTCTAATAAAGCTGGAATACAAAGTTGGAAACTGAAACGTAGGCTCATAAAAGAAAATATTTTGGAACATAAATGCAATAATTGTAAACAAAAAACTTGGCTTAATCAACTTATTCCAATTGAGTTACATCATAAAGATGGTAATCATTTGAATAATGAACTGTCAAATTTAGAGTTATTGTGTCCTAATTGTCATGCTTTAACTGATAACTATCGTGCTAAAAATAAATAGGAGTAGTCGGATTCGAACCGACACTTTAAGGATTTTCTTACTACTATAGTTTTCACTACCATTTCTGTTTGTAGTCTGGACTTTATCTTAACCATAACTTTCGTTTTAGGTTCCTGCCGTTAAGTCTCTACACCTTCATATTTCTATGCTTGGCTCGGTATTAGCAGTTAAGCCTTCACCGAATTTGACAGGTTCTACATTAAAAGTTTCCTTTTATGCACTCAAATTGTATAAGTCCTTTGCCTCTGCCGTTGGGCTATACTCCCGTGTTCACTTCTTCATCATACCACTATCATCGGCTCTTGTCAAGTAGCTTCTTTAGTTCTTCTTCATTAGATCTTAATCTTTTTAGTTCATCTTTGGCATTTAAGACATTGAAATTAGTTATAGTCCAGTATCCTGTGCTAATAGAATTCTCGCAACATTCAATCAAATAGTCTATAGGGTTAGAGTCCTTGTTCATTTTTACTCCTACATGAATCACAAAGAGTGCTAATCCAACCATTTTCATTTGGACTTCCTCTGTCTCCACAAACTTCACAAATCTTATAACTCATAGCCTCTGCCATAGAAACTAATCCTTCAACATAATCATCCCCGCCACTAAAGTATATTCTAAGACCGCCAAATTTTTCTTTGATTTGATCGAACTTTACAGGAATACAATCGTTTTTGTATTCTGGTTCAGTTTTTTGTTTATATTTTGTCTGCCAAACAATATTATTTTCGTGATTCTTAATCATAAAACAAAGAGGAGAAATAATATCAAACCAACCATTTCCACATTCTATTCCCCATGCCATGCAACTATTTTTTATTCCAAGGTTTTTATTAGAAAAAAGTTCTGGATACTTTTCAAACAGTTGATTTTGTAGTTCTTGATCCATATTTTACTCCACATCATACCATTCTGGGAAAAGATCTAAATATAGTTCGCCAAATATTGGACAGTCAGTGTTTATCTGCAAATCCAATATTGGCAAACTTTGTTCACAATCGTTAGAATCAGTCATTACCACAACTTTTACGACAACAACTTCTAATGCCATTAAAGTCTAGATCAACTGAAGGATTAGTATCTTCAGCATAAGCATAGAATGAATCTGAATACTGATCTAACTTAAATGTCTGAGTAAATGTATCAAATAATTCAGCCTGTCTCCCCTCATGCAATACTCTGATACCAAAGAGTGTGCTAGCAATATCATCACGGTCTAGATCATGTTCTAATACTAATCTTGCTAGAAGGTTTAGTTCTTCAGCAATATCATTCATAGCAGTTATCTTGTCTTCAAGCTTAAAGCGGTCCATGTTGTCCTCTTTCTATTTCTTGTATTAAAGTTTCATAAAGTAAATCTGTCAAATCATCTTCTTTAATTAATTGTGGGTAATACATTCTAATGGTTTCAGAATAATCATTGTCAGGCACATATTTAGCTGGTGGACTGTAATCAACAGTCGGTATTGTGGAACTAATGATTATTAATGAACCTAACTTGATCATGTATAACGCCTAGAATATTCACCCTGTATATCACTAATAAAGTCGGGATTGTCAGTAGCATCTGGCCCAAGAATATATTCCTGCGGAACATGCTTGTAAACTCCCTTTTGCTTTGCCTCTTCCCAATCAAGACAACCAAATCTACTCCAATAAAGATACTTGAAACCCTCATAACTTTTAGTTTCCATAAGCATCTTCTCTACCAATATACAAAGCTTCTGCTTAGTTGACTGAGGAATTCTGGTTGAAAGCATATCATTAACTGTATTCTTGATATGTTCAAGGAATTCTACAGATACTTGCTTTCTTTTCTTATTTGCAATCTTCATATTATTCCTCCAAAGCTGACTCATTAATAGTTATACTAGGAAACCATTCCTTATCGTTAACCTTGAATTCATCAATACCCGCCTCATATTCTGATCCATTAGCAAAATCATAAACATACGCAACATCGCCGTGTATGTTAGGGTGTTTGTCAATATATTCTTTTATTTCGCCCCAAGTCATTGTTTTATTCCTCTATGTTGTTGATTGCTAAATATGGAGTCCAACCGTCTTGCAGTAATTCCGTTATTTCTGCTTCGTGTTCTTTTCCATCTTCGTAATCATATATTTTAACTTCTTCATCTAGTGTTTCTGTATCTTGATCTGCTATAAATTTCATCAGTTCTCGCCAAGTCATCATAACTCCTTTGCGATTGAACGTATTATACAGTATCGTCTTCCTTGTGTCAAGTACTTGAAGTTTCTTCTACCGGTTCTTCAAGGTCAACCCTAGATTTATAACTACTATAACGGTTAGGGTCGGCCATTCCACTGTCTATACGATTCTTTTTTGTTACGTAAAATCCACGATCATCCTTGCAGACTACTTCATCTGCATTAATTGAAATTGTTTTGTATTTTGATGGATCAACGATCATAGATGAATCGCTACCATATGGTGTTTTGGTTGTTACAATTGTGCCAGATTCATGCTGGCGGGCCTTAAATAGTTTTCTTGCCATTTTTATTATCCTTTGCTGCAAAAGTCATACAATTTAAATCAGTATCCCAATAAGTGTCAATTAAATCTTTAGAAGCCATTTTAGATAAATGAACCCCTAAAACCCAATCATTTACATCAGTAAATATCTTTTGTAAAAGCTTAGTATTTAATAAGTAATCTCCATCTCTTTCAATGGCGTGTTGTTTTATAATAGATACTATCTCACTTGGCTTTATAAAGCCAGTAAGTTGATCTAATGGTATTTCTCTATTTCTGGCAACGTCTTTGCCAATATGCTTTGCTGTCTTTTTTAAGTGTTTAATTCTAACTAGTGGGTCTTCCATTATGCACCTATCAAATTGTTAGTGTAACGAGATATTGCATTATCCTTCATCTTGAGTTCAAAGTCAAGATCAAAATCTAATCCATAAGTGTTAAAAGAATTATTTGCGTAATCAGCGTGTGCTCTTGGGTTATTACCGGGACGGCTTTCGCTGTAGTGGAACAGGGGTTTATAGTCGCCCCACGTTGCATAGCAAGCGTTTATAGCCTCTTCCTCTGATAAACCGTCTGGATGGCAGGCATGATGTAAGTAGTCGAATGTAATGGGTATGTTGGTTTTAGAATGGAATATAGAGGTAAGTTCACGTACACTCCAGCAATTTACTTTATCATCGTTTTCGATGACAAGCCTGCTACGGCAATTGGGATCAAGAAGATTAAAACTGTTAGTAAATCTAGATATAATAGACTCATAATCGCCCGTTTTGTTGTGTACGTGTAAATTCATGGGTGATCGGTAGTCTGCTGGGCATCCTATACGATCCATGAAAGATGAATAAAAATTAAGTTCTGTAATTGTTTTGTTTGCTACATCTTTAGACAAACTTGCTAGACTATTATACTCAGATGGATGTAAAGATATCCTTACTTGATTTTGCGATATTGTATTAGCTATTGAATCAAACTCATCTTGAATATCGTCATAATTTGGTAGATTTTCTAAATATATATCTGCTTTATCATATGTAATTAATGGAAATAAGTCGCTACTTAACCTATAAGTAAGATTATTATTAGCACAATATTCTATTGTTTTATTTGTAGTTATCATGTTATTGAGTATTCTTTCGCCAAGAATAGAAAGAGCTTCGTCTTTTGGTAAAGATGAAAATCTTTTATATGTCATAGTTTGAAATGAATATCCTAAATTTTTGACATTTAAAGATATACAGCAAAGACCAATTTTATTCATAATTTGTGTATAGGTTAGTGTAATTTAATGTGTTCTAGGAGAGTATCATGTATAATAAAGTTTGTTCAGTTTGTCAAGTAGAAAAGTCTGTTGATCATTTTGAAAAAAGAAATCATAAACCAACATATAGATGCAAAGTATGTGCGTCTCAATACCATAAAAATTATTATATTAAAAATGCAGATAAATTAAAGAATAAAACTTTAGAATTTCGTAATAATAATCCAGAGTATATGAAAAATTGGAGAAAAAATAATGCTGAAAAAGTGACAAATCAAAAAATAAATTGGTGTCGTAAAAATAAGTATAAAATAAACGAAAATGAACGTAATAGACGTAAAAATGATATTGAATATAAAATTAAAAAAAATTTACGTAGAAGAGTCAACCAAACAATAACTAGAGACTGCAAAAGTTCTAGTACATTAGAACTGTTAGGATGTTCTACATATGATTTTTTAAAATATATGGAATCTAAATTTATAGATGGTATGAACTGGGATAATTATGGACAATGGCACATAGATCATATAAAACCATGTTCTAGTTTTGATCTAACAAATCTAGAACAACAAAAATTATGTTTTCATTATTCTAACTTGCAGCCATTGTGGGCCAAGGATAATATTAGTAAGTCTGACAAAATTATCTAGTGTGTCTACCCTATTATACTTCGACCAGAGGCATTGTCAACCTTGAGTTTTTCTTACTTGTAAATGAAAAGAACCATATTTGCAAACAAGAACGGAGTATTGTACTGAAAATTAAAGTTAACCGCAGGACTTTCATAGTTCCATATTAGTGGATTTTGTGAAGTTTTTTGATATGCAAATGTATTCATATTACTATGATTTGTTCTTATCCAATCATCCATTTTAGGATTATATCCTATTGGAACGCTTATTAAGCATGAATTAGATTCTGATAAAATTCTTTGAATTGATTCAATGGCCCCATTTTCATTTATATATGAACTGCCATAATCATCCAATCCTATATGCTCCACTGTAGACAGTGATAATACATTTTTGTTATTTATATCTACTTCATGTAAATACTTCTTTATATTAGCTTTCTCATCAAACGGATCAACAACGTCATGTTTTATGTCATTGTAGTATGATGGAAGAACAGCCCCTATTTCTATTAAATTTATTTTATTTTCTGCCCATTTTCTTCCTATTGGTACTTCTATAGCTCTTTCTGTTATGTAATTACCTTGTTCAAAAAAGTAATCTATTGGATCAATTTTCATTCGTTTTTTCCTTTTTAACTTTCCTAATTTATTTGAAATGTCATGATTGATTCTTCTTCCAACTAAACAAACTATTTAGCCAAGCTTTTCTTTTACTACAATTACACTCTTGCAAGTTAAACCATTCCTTAAATCGCTCTTCAGTAATTCCTACTGATTTTAATGCTCCTTCAACAACATCGCCCAAACCTACTACATTATTAACTACATGACTATTAGGACTGATGCCTTGGCTCTCTAATTGTTGTATTACTTGATCCATTTCTTGTTTGATGTCGCTCATTTTTTTCTCCCAATTGTGGGTTTTAATCCCTTTTAGTATTTTTTTCGATGGTTTTCTGTGGGTACTTTTCCATCATTACATAAGTAATATACACTCAAAAAGGATGCTATTCTGGGATGTTAAAGCATATACCTACAGATACGTTTAACACCATAAAAACATATATATAATATACATACTACAAACCATATACATAAGAGTAATAACACACTACATATTGCTACCCATAATTTTGATTTGAACGTGGATAATTCACATAAATAATAAATTTTCATATATGCCTATTTTTCTAGAGTCTATGGGTACTAGGGTAGAGTGTAGAAGGTATATAAAGAGTAAGACCCACAGTAACCTTTAGGGGGCTATATGGGTCTATTGGTATATATGTATATGTATATGGTATATATACTACTCTATATTAGACAGAGCCAGTTCTATCATACTAAGGTACTGATCTAGTTGTCTAGGGGTCAATTCCTTACCATTAGCAGCAAGGGCGTGTCTATATGCTAGCCTTTCCTTAGTCTTCATCTTGGGAAGTGGGCGTAATTCTCTTAATTTTGATTTATCAGTGCAATTTACTATTTCTTTATAGGCTCTATAAGAGTCACTATCAGTATATGGTTCCTCATACAGTTCACTCATGTATAAGAAGAATTCTTTCTTTGTAATCATAGTATTTTATCCCCTTGAGATTTGGGGCGTTTTGCCCCTTATATCTATAAATAAAGATGCTAAAACATAAATATTTGAGGAATTTGACCTATTTTGCATGAACAGGAATATTGGTCTTTACTATCTTATGTGGGCTACGATACATGTTTGGAATAGTATCAGACTTGATCTCTGGTCCCATATATATATACCCAAAGCCACCATCATTAGCGTAAACAATCAAGCCATTAGTGTCTTTATTCTTAACAGTATATATACCAGCATCAGTCATGTACTGCTTATCACCATTCTCACCTATATAATAATTACCAGATCGTCCAATGACCTTAATACGATCACCAGTAGTTAAAGACTTCCAATCTTCAATTTCCTCAAACTTCTTTACCTTCTTAACCTTAGTTGGCTTCTTACTTTTAGAAGTAGCCACGATATTGAATGGTGTATTACAATGCTTACAGGTACGTGACCTAGCACCATTAATACCATTACAACTCTTACATAATTTCTGTCCACGCTTGACTTTCATTTTTGTCTCCTTCACTGACTATAGCTACCTTGGCGATCTTAAAGAATTGAGTGATACACGCCAGTATACATCGTCTGCCATGGTTTGTCAACTTTAAAAAAGTTTCTACGCATATACTATTAGTATATTTATAAGTAGAAAAGCAAATCTCACTGACTATGGCTACTCTGGCGATCTTATTAATTAAGGTGATACAATAGATATTTTATTATTATCAGAATTGAACTTGACAAAATAACTATTGCTGATATACTTACCTTCAATACCCTCAACATAACGCTTACTATATAGATTAACGCGCCACTTATCATCAAATACATTAAAGCACTTTGAGAATATATAATCAGTGGGCTTCTCTACGTATTCAAATATAAAGTCACATGGTGTATATCCATAATTACTCTTCTTCACCGTAGTCTCTTCAACGTTTTCTTTTTTAATCTTTGCCATATATTATCTCCTTGGTTAAATCTCGCTGACTGTATTGCAATATGTTGATCTCAATATTTGGGGAAGTACACCCCCATTTGCCCAGCTTATATATTTGCCCTATCTTATCTATCCTGTGCATCTTACCAAAGACACACTACCCCATTGTACCATATCGACACACTCGACACAAGTACTTGAGAACAAACGACTTACGTTGTCTTACTATTAGACTTGACGTAAGTACTTGGAAATAAAAGACTTATGAATGATCGCCCCGGCCCCGGTCGCCCTAAACCCTTGCTGCTAAAGGACTTACGACGAGTCAGGAGTCAGTGAGAGTGGGGAAGGGGGTTTCCCCCCAACCCCAACCCTCCCACTAACTAAGCGGTAAGAGCGAAAACCTTTTCGTAATCCTTGTCGGTGAAAGTATCAGCACGACGCAGGATCGTTGCCCAGCGGTCTGCGGAAGTATCCAACAGACTGCCAGCGATTTCATCGAACTTCACCCAAGTCTTATTATCAAACTTCTGTCCCGCACGGGTCAGACCATTGATAATACCAAAGAGATTACGCTCTCCAGATTCCATAGTAATATACTGCTCAAGAAACTCAGTTGCTTCACGCTTGCTCAGTTTGTAATCCGACGATACCGTAGCCACGACACCCTTCACGCTAGCCTTGCCAGTTTCCAAGGCTCGGGTAGCCAGAAACTGCTTGATACCGGGAGCAAGAAGCGGAATCTGATCTTGGATATTATGAGCGATTTCCGTTTTCAGAACAGCGAGGTCGATATTGCCACGGTGAACGCGGCGAATCTTCTCACCCTTAGTCTGACCCCAGATGCAACCGTTCATACAGATGGCACGAAAAAGGCTAGGCGTCTGGCTAATGCGGCGAGTGCCGATTTCACAGTTGCCCACACTAATCATTCCACCATAATCACTATCGTCAGCACCGTAGTCCATGATAGTATCGGGGATAAGGATATTACCATAGATAGTATCCTCATCGCCACGCCAGTGACTGAAACGACCGCCGGGAACAAACTCCGACAGGGTTTCCAGATACCAGCGGTTATCAACAGGAGCATATTGCTCAGTCACGAACGCACGGCAAGTACCATCCGTATATGTACGGAGTCGGAACTTCTTATCGGCTTCGATTCGACGCAGAGCATTGTTGCCAACGTATGCCATCGTGTCAGCATCGGCAAGGTCGAAATCTTCGATATTACGCATCTCACGAAGGAACGAGGACGAGGTAACACCCACGCGAACGCTAAACTGTTCAATGGCGTGGTCCGTAGGGCGAAACTCTCGTCCATCGTTCAACTTCAAAAAGAATCCTTTATCATTACCAACACAGGTAATGTTCTTACGCTCAGTCAGAATATCCTCACGGTTCTCAATAGCGACGTTGGCATCCTGCATGACCTGTTCGTAGGTCTTGGTCTTTGCCCACCAATCCTTGTGAACATGCGTACCCTTCTCAAAACCAGTGCCAGTAGCACCAGTGAGAGTACGAACAAAATCGCCTTCGCTCGGCTTGCTCTGAATCGTCAACTTATCGTAACTCATTATCAATCTCCTAGTAGTGGGTTATCAACTTCTCGTATTATACAGGATCACTCGTCGTTGTCAAGGTCTGGCGGAAACATTTCATCGAAACATTGTCCGCAGATTCCGCTCAACAGTAGTTCACGTTCATTCATAGAAAGATAGTGCAGGGCATCTTGAATAGCAAATGCACCACTCAGCCAATCGTACATATCACTCTCATTGAACATCAGCACAAACTGACGCCCGCAGTTCTTGCAGAAAGCATCGCACGAAGTATCGTAAACCGCAGCAACCATAACTGTCTCCTTTTCAACCATCATACCATAGATATCGGCGTGGTCAAGGGGTCAGCATTAGTTTTTTCTTTTTGACGTAAGTTGTTGATAGATAAGGACTTACGATAAGCGGGGCGGGCCGCGTTCGCCCTAAATCCTTGTGGCTAAAGGACTTAGAGCGAATCACGGTGCTAGTCTTCCCAAGCATTATCCAAACTGAGTCCATCTACGCTCAGTAATAATATCTTTATATTTCTCGCCAGCAGGACTAAGTTGTACCATACCACTTACGCAGAATATACAACCATCTTCATCTCCCGGCTCATCATATCTATCGCCTTGATCTTCATCGTAATTATCAAAGTATAAAGTCAATCCAGTTTTTTCGTTGAAAGCCTTTGTAAGATTGATAATATGATTGTCATACACCTTAACCATTTCCTCTGCAATCTTTTCGCTATCTTCGCTTTCTGGATTATCCAAAGATTCTAAGATATTCTCTTTGAACTGATCGGGATCGCTCCACGACATCCAACATCCAATACTATTCCAACCCACAGAATCAAAATACTTTTCCTTTTCAATAGCCGCTATTTCATCTGGACAAATCTTTTTCAGTTCATCGTATGGAATAACATAACTACTTACCGCATAACTACCCATACCCATGATTAGCACTCCTGAGTTTCTATGTATGTTTTACCAGTAGCAGTTTCGTATACTTCTGTTATCTCCCACGACTCCATATGCCTAGTATTTATATCGGGATCATATGGTAGGAGTCTAGAGCATTTTTCTAAAGCATCCTTTTCATTTTCACAATCACGCATAATAACACAGACAGTAACGTAATGGTACATATTACACCTTTGAGTAGTAGTTGTTGAAAATATCATCCCACGTTGGAAACTCGTAGAAAGGATCTCCCTCGTTTACACACGCTCCCGTTTTCTGGTTGTAAACGTCATAGAAAGATACATTACGAGTATCCATATCAGCCCAAGAATCATAACACGCATAAATATCATACTGTACATCATCCATAACATAAGTGGCTACTTTCTCGTTCATAATATACTATCTCCTAAATGGTTGGGGGCGTGTTGACTTTTAGTATTCAAACAACGTCCTATTTATTCTTCTGTAAACAGCATACTCCAAACGAATATCATAATCATTAGTTCTATCAAGAAACCTCCCTAGTGTGATGATAACAACACAATAGGGCGTGTAGGAGTCGAACCTACCTATGAACACCTTATAAGAGTGTCGGATGCAACCGGCTTACCTTACGCCCCATAGATACGGGTGACGCATAGCATTGTACCATACGCCACCCGTACACTCAAGGGAGAATCACCGATAGCATTTCGTTTCCAACATCTTATCGCAAAGCAGGGTTCGCACAGTGTTATCCATAGCACGAACAACAGCATACTTGCCATTGGGGCCAGTACCAACACGCAGAACACGACCAGTGTGGAACTTCAGCACGTTCTTAGTACCGTGCAGAGGATACTTACACTTGATATGACGATCCTTACGCAGACTAGCAAAGTTATTAGACATCATCTCTCCCTTAGTTAGAAAAAACCATCGACTCAACTTCAGTGAGGGTCAACACAACCCTTGCACCGTTCTTCTCAAACGTCACACCATCACGACTAATACGCACAACCTTGCCCGCATCAGTCTCATCATTCAATCCAAGAATCTTCATGTCGTTCCTCATTGTTATCGTAATGTCACCACCAACTATCATACACTACCGTTAGTCCGCTGTCAAGTGCCTCTCTGGCTTTCTTGACAAACTCCAAGTCCTGTTGACCATAGATATCATCACTATTACTACCAAAGAAAAATCCTACGGTGTCTGGCAGACTAGCATTAGTAACATCCTGCTCTAGACTATCCAGATCTTCTTTAGTAAGTTCAAGTTCAACACAGTTGAAAGAGTCATCATTTTCGTGGGCATTAGGGCGACCCTTACTTTCCCACAGATTCTCCATCCAACCTTGAAGATTAGGATGCTTACGCCAGCAAGCGAGTTCTTCCTTCTCTCCATTGTTGTCAACAGCAAATGCCCACTGATCCAAACCCATTGTAAACTCCTAGTTAGTGGTTGCCAGAATGGATACTAGGTTACTACTACTTCACCTAGTATCGACATTCTAGCGTAACGTCTTTAGAAAATCAAGCGGTAGCCGTAGCAACTTCCGCTTCGACCTTCTTGGCCTTGGGAGCCTTGGGAACCTTGACCTTGGCCGGTTCCTTGATACCAGCAACCCTTGCCCGCCAAACCTTGAAACCCTGTTCCTTGAGAGTCTCGCTCTTGACAGGATGAACAGCGGCGATATTGCCGATGCCATCGACAGACGCCAGAAGCGTATCACGAACAGCCTGCGGCTCAATACCAACCGGCGAATCGGTCACAATATCAACAACAAACGTAAACTTCTGCATAATAATCTCCTCTTATCAAGTTAGTGTTATCAACCCGTTACTCTAATCATTATACATGTATTATCGGCTCTGTCAAGCGGAATCTTGAAAAAAATTTTTATTGGTCATAAGTCTTTGGTGGGTAAGGACTTACGACGAACGCGGCCCGCCCCCTTGGTCCTAAATCCTTGTGGGATAAGGACTTAAGGCGAGCTTCAAGAGTTAGTGGTCCAGCAATCCATACCACACTTCTTGAGTTCGTCGCACAGTTTTTGTGCAGATGCTGGGTCAAGAGGAGGAGAGTAGTTAGTTTTAGCGTCGTGCTGACAACTTTCAACCCAATCCTTACTTTCCTTGAGTCCCCAACCGGTAGCAAATCGGAGAACCTTGATGGCAGCGATCTTATGATCCCAATACTGAGTGTCATACCTGACACCGTTACAGCCAACCAACAACTTCTCGTTGCCAGTAGCCAGTTCCAGAGCCTTGATGATCCTCTCGTAAAGATCGGGGCTATTGGTTGAAGTAGCAATGCTCACCATCTCACGAATCGTCATGCCAACGTTAATCATTTGTTTTCCTTATTAGTAATCCAAGGGTAATCGGGAGGGTAATCTTCGCTAGGTGGTTGTGGTTTCTCTTGTCCTAAATCTGGCATCCACCACGGGGCATCCATATAATCTACATTTCCCCAAGTTTCGCCACAATAGATATTATGAATACAAAACTTATCATCATAGTTTATCTTATATGTACCACGCCACACACCAATGGCCTCACCATAATAGATGATCTTTTGACCATTAACAGGGCGACGAGGGCCATGAAAACTAATCCATTCCATTATTGATTTCTATTCTTATACTGAAAGTAAAGGAAAGCAACTGCTATTACTGTACCACAGATACATTGTACCATTTCGTTAGTCATCATACACTCATCGCTATTTTGTAGGCAAAGTCAATCAACTCTTCCACAGTTATACCATGCTCTGCTGCTAATGTCAAGGCATCTTCTCTGATTGGTTTACAAGCCGCAACCATAGGGCTTTTCAAAACCTTCATCACCTTCAGCATTGCTTTTTCTTTATCAGTCATTCAATCCATTCCTTATCATTTGGATTAGGTTAGAAGCATCACCCAAAGCCGCAGATTCAAAATCATCATCAAGATTTTCAGCAACGCTATCAAGTATATTCTCAATATTTAATAATGCAATACCAATATCATGAAATGATAAATCATCAATATCAATACTAAGAGCATCTGCTATTTGTTTCTTAGATATTCTCATTTTTTTCCTTTGTATTATAAACCAGCGAATCTTTTACGCCCCGATTCTATTACCCATCAGTCTACCCTTTTACGGAACTGAGGAAACCGCCCACGGAAATCCTTCCTAGGCATAGTTCATGACTCATGCCGTCTGGCTCTTGGAACGATTACTGGTTGTATGACTCGTGGTGAGGATGCCATCCCTTATAGATTAGCACTACTATACAGCGTATAAGCCCGCTGTCAACCCCACGCTGCGTAACAGCCGTAGGTTTATCGTAATGGCTTATCCTAATCTAGTCCCGTCGCATGGACCCACGGATGTTTGTTTTGTCTTACTCCCTCATTCTACACTGTGTTATCGGCTTGTCAAGGGGCAATCTTTAGAGGATTCAAAATATCTTGCCTACATTCATTATAGAACACACCCTTTGATGTAAGGTGAAGGATGTCAAATGCAAGACCGTCAATGTTTCTTCCTGACCAAGTATGCCAGTATGGGAGTTTCCTAGGGTCATACTTTAGGTGAGTAGAATATGAGGGGATATATGAATCATCATATTTAAATCCATCCTTAAACTTAATCCATGCACAAACATCCTTATTAGCCCCCATATAAATCTTGTTTGCTACATTACGGTTGTTATATAGAACACAGTTATGGAGTTCAATGATTTGCTCTTCTGGATGAACATACCAGACCCTCTTAGTTATAGTATCTTTGAACTGCCAGTGCTTATAATACTGACCCTTCTGAAGATGATAGCGTACCTTGATCATACATCCTCCTCCATCATCTCAAAGAACTCGTCCATACCATACTCATTCCACAGTGCTACAGGAATAATATCCTGCTTATTATCCATATCACCATATTCAATATAGTTGTCAATACCATTATCCCAAATGCCACAGTAGGCCATTCCCGGCTCAAAGTATGTAGCACGAACATTATAATCCAACTCTACCAGTTTTTCATAGAACTGAATAGGGGGCGACCATGCGGTATTGAATGACACCATAACCTTACCATCTTCAATCTTAGCAGGATCGTAGTATTCATCCTTGCCAAAGTCCCACTTGGTTCCCCAGTTATTGCAACACCAGTTATACCAACGCGGATTTGGCCCATCATCTTCATAATATCCTTCGGGAACTGGCAAGTAATGCTCACACGTTTTGCCAGAGTTATAGGCATCAACAAACTCTTGCAACTTCGCAGGATCGCTATGGGAAATATACAGATTATTCATGCACCAGTTAGGCATTAGATGTCTCTTTCTTCAATGACGTTAGAGGAACCACAATCCATACACTGACAGTTATCATACGGGCCACCAATGACGTTACCATCTTGGTCTACCCATGCGTCGTAACCTATACGATTACTATCGCACTGTTCACATATCATACTCATCACGCCACCTCCTGTCAATAGACTTACGAGTACGTTGACGCTTGGGACGATTATCGAACACCGTATACTTGTGTTCTTGATGTCCCTGCCGCATTTCCCACGGCATAACTTTCTTGATTTTGATCACGTTTCGGCGTGGCCGAGTATCGTCGTTGTTGTGGAGGGTAATCATACCATATTCCGTTTTCGTGTTGATAGTAAACTTTGTCAGTATTAGGATCGTAAGCCATCAGACAGTATTGTATAGGATAGTTCGTCTTTGTCAAGACCTCAGTTTTAGATATTTGAGGGATTTTTATATTTCCAGATTGAACATCCTTGAAGCCCGTATAAACCAATCCACAAATCGTGATAATCACGCCAATCCACTGAATCATGATACCTTTCTCCTTTTTCATATAAGGATTATCGGCATTCTGTTCAACAAACTTTAGGCTGGCTGACTACCCCTGAGAAAATGATCTGTCTGATTAGGCAAAGACAACCTTATATTCCGCAGTCTTCTCAACCCATACATTTTGCCCATATTCCTCAGTCGCCTTAACATATGCTTCAAACTGGCTTGCAGACGTTACATACCCCGCAAACCGGTTATTCTTCCAAACTCTCCATACATACATAACTGTTTCTCCTATATACGTACTCTACCATAACTATCGGTCAAGTCAAGACTCTATCTTTAATGATCCTAAGTCTATATTCTGTAAGGATTTACGTCAAATCTCCCCGGCCCCGCTCACCATAACTCTAATGGCGGCAAGGGTTTACGTCACATTGTCCAACCGGCTTCTGCGGCGACTAGTTTAGTGGGAATAACAATAGTATCCGGTTTTGCTGTGGCATAATCTTTCATACCACGCTCATCTATATAAAAGTGTTCATCTAGTACGTCAAACTTATTAGTTTCCCCTAGTGCTACAACAGCGGCCTCTAGTGGACTTTTATCCGTAGAGTAGATAAGTTCCAACGTGTTAGACTTGATATAAAACTTACTCATAGCAGCAACCGCCCTTTCTGCAAGTGATACAATAACAGTTATCGCTGGTAACGCTTTCATCGCCAGTATCAATACATACCATAACGGGAAGACCGCCACGCATTACAAATCCTACATTACCGGGATGATCGTCACCAAAATGAAATCCACAATCTTCCATGTTTCCGATTAGGTTATCAATCTCATTTTCATAATCATACATAATACTTCCACGATCACAACATTCACAACCATTACCGGGACAGCAGATTAGTTCAGCGATTTCAGTAATAAAGCCCCATCCGCTGAGACTCTTATCACTCCTACGAACACGCCCGACTTGACTATAAACATATGGGGCAAGATTATACATAGAGAGTTCAGTCTGGTTAGCGTGTGCAATGTCTGCACTCTCTTTAGAATCGAATACCTTGAAGCCCCTATTCTTCATTCCCTTGAGTTTATAGAATGAGGATGCACAACCCGAACCACTCTTTTTCTTTACAATAGTATACATAATCAACTCCCTAGACTAATAAGAATGTCGGCATCAAAGTTATCTGGAAAATCACGCTCACAAATATCTGCCAATGTATCTGGACGAACTAGCGTATCATCATTTGGGCCAAAACTAATAGGACTATTTAGTAATGATTCCATAGTATTTTCATAATCCCAATCAACATGGTCACAAAAATCTTTGAGTGTAACGCACTTATAAGTAAAAATATCCATAGTTATCCTTAGTGAGAGGGAAACAACACGTTAGCCAAACCCTTGACGCACAGATTACAGTCTACACTACCCTTAGTCGGTGTGCAAGTGACAACGCCACGACCACGACGGATTTCGGGGCAAGTGATAAACTTCGTACCATTTAGCACGACGAGTTTGGGCAGACTGTTACGCCACTCAGCAGCAGCGGCTTTACGCTTGGGACGCTTCTTAGCAATCTTTTGATCACTATCGCACCACGCGAACAGTTTGAAACCTTGAGCCTTTGCCTCATTCATATCGGTATCATTGTGGATACTAGCATATACATTCATATACTTTTCAAATGCCACAAGGCGACTATCGTAGATATGAGTATAAAACCACATATCGGGCAACGCAACCCCATCGGCCAGAATACTCTCACAAGCCCACATTACATTCTCAACATAGTTGGTATCCAACTCACCATTGAGAAACCAATCACCACGCTCATGCCAACGAATAGACTTCTCTTTACGAATCGCTTCCAGAATCATAGCACGAATACGATTCTTCTCTGTGATAAGATTCTGCATACCAGCAGGACGCACGTTAGGATACATTTTCTCGGTTTGCTCTGCATAGCAACCGTCACCAAGAAATGCACAAGTAGGTGGGCAAGTATCACCCACGGGACGCGACACCACCAAACAACCCTTACCAAGTTTATCGTTACCGTCTGCAACTTTCATAACTTTCTCCTGTGTATGCCATCATTCTACACTCTATATCGGCATGGTCAAGAGAAATCTTTAGAGAGCAAAGCGTGTGCCACTTGTTGCAAAAAATGAAATAACTGAATCCTAGGGCATTTGGCACGAAAAACGCGGCCCGCCCCGTTGTTGCTAAATCCTTGAGAGATAAGGACTTACGAAAAGAAAACGAGAATGACGGGACTTGAACCCGCAACCTCTAGCGTGACAGGCTAGCGATCTAACCAATTGATCTACATTCCCAAAATGACCCCACAGGGAATCGAACCCTGATTCTCGGAGCGAAAATCCGATTTCCTAACCGTTAGAAGATGGGGCCAAGCTGGCAAAACAGGATTCGAACCTATAACCTAGCGGTTAACAGCCGCTTGCACTACCGTTGTGCTATTTGCCAATATTTCGGGACTACGATTCGAACGTAGAAAGACTGATCCAAAGTCAGTCGTGATACCGTTTCACCATCCCGAAGAGCCGACAACAGGACTTGAACCTGTAACCTACTGATTACAAATCAGTGGCTCTACCATTGAGCTATGTCGGCCACCACCGCAACTCAACCGTCAGCCTCCGAAGCATAAATATTGTTATACCATTCCTCACTATCATCTACTACGATAATCTCTTCCTCATATACGATAAGATCATCATACTCTTCAGTATCGTAAGGGCCGCACCATTTCATGACATTTTCGTTGTACATAGTATTTAGGGGTTAAAGGAATGGTTTTATCTATTATACTGTATACACACCAAAAAGTCAATGAGTCATGTAGGATTCGAACCTACGACCAACGGATTAAAAGTCCGATGCTCTAACCAACTGAGCTAATGACCCAAAATGGGGGTGTCTGCCATACTCGACTGTCTTTTACTTATGGCTTCTTTGATATCATTATGCCATAAGCCCCCAGTTTGTCAACTATTCAAATAACTTAATCTGTCCGTCATTTTCTACGATAGGGTTGAAATCCAGTAGTTCGTTACCATCATCGTCTTCATAGCCATAAGTCTCATCCTCAACAATCTCGCGGATACGCTCACGATACTCCTCATCGCTATGGTTGTCAAGCCATGAATCCAGAAGATCATTAGCCAGTAGATCATTCACGCATAGAGTAAAGTTCTCGGGCCATGCGTTAGTCTCATCACGCCAGATAGCCCTCATCTCAGATGCAGTAAAGATATCAAATATTCCCATTTTCTACCTCAATGTCTATTACAGGAAACCAGCCACTCCAACCATCTTGAATGTTTTTCAAAAGAATAGCCTTTTCTCCCTGCCAGCACGGTGCTTCCTTTGCTTCCTGCTCAACTTCCCACAAGCCAGGATGCCGTTTCAACCGTTCTTTTGTCCACTTGCGAGCGTTCTGTTTAGGTTTGATAATCATATTATCGTCCTTTCTTGTCTACAAAGTTTACTCTAAAATGGAAGGTCTGTCAAGTCATCCTGTCGCTGACTATCTGCACAACATCAATCTTCATTCTTTGGGAAAGACTCTCCCCCGCATTTTGCCTGCCTTTTGTATTCTTCCCATTCCTCCCAAACTACCAAGTCTGCCGATTCCTCGCAGTGTACCCATTCATCCCATTTTGACATACCATAACTCCTTATGCTATGCGGACTTACGTAGCCTACCATATTATCGGCGTTTGTCAAGCCCGACTTGAAACTTTTTCTAAGTCTATATCCCACAACGCTTTACGACAAATCCGGCCCGCCCGCCTAGCCCTAACTCCTTTGCCCGTAAGGACTTAGGAGAAGGGTCTAGGCAGTGTACATTAAAACAGGTGTGCCACACCAGCCTTGAACAAAAGTTCACCTACAGCTGAACGCCTGCACATGTCGCTACGTTCAGCATAGAACTGTCGAAAATCACCGTTACTCATTTCGCATGTAACAAGCGTAGGACTACGCTTAAACTCACTATCATATTGACGGTAATCACTTGTCCAGTTCAAACGCGAGATTTCAGCCTGAGATAACTTGCGAACACCAACAACCTTGGCGAGATACCTTTCATAGTCGCCCGTTACTGGCTGGAAGTATCGAAAGTTATATACAGTACCAGTAACAGCATTAGTAAGACTATCATTTACACCCCTATAGATGTTATAGAGAAGGAAAATACCAATCGCCGCAACGGCACAAGCAAAACAAATGCCCAAAGTAAACGCATCATTCATCAGAAATCATCTCCGTAAGTGTCACCAAAACATCCATAACCTTCATCAACGTCCCAACCGATAGAGTTCATAGCACTATCGTGGTCGCCATCCATACTATCATCATAGAAATCATTGTAATCATCATAGATAGCATCGGCAGTATCATCATGGTATTCCATGTCATCATCCTCATAAGAGTTTTCGGGATCGTAGCAGGGATCTGGGTGACTCATCTTCATTTCTCCTTAGTTAGACTTTACCACACGAAATCGTTGATGTCAAGCGGCTCGGGATACATTTCATCCCACAGGCCCGTCACTTCTGCATAGTCAAACGGACTACAATCCGGTTCGTCAATCGGCTCAACCATTGGTTCCACCACTTCTTCTGCGATCAGTGTGGCAAAGAAAGCATCCATCGCTTCTTGATCTTCAAAGGTATTCATTTCCATTTCTCCTTGTGATACCATCATCATACAGGGTATATCGGCAATGTCAAGCCCCTCCAACAATATTTTTTCCTTAAAAAGATGAAAGGTGATTTGGCACGAAAATCGCGGCCCGCCCCGTTCGCCCTAAACCCTTGTCAGATATAGAGTTACGTCAACTGTTCACAATCCAAGCCGCTATACATCCGATCACGAATGAAATAGAAAGAACAATCGCATCACCTGTACGCATTTTCACTTCCTTATTGGAAAAACAAGATCAGAAACAAGATAAGAGCAACCAACGCCAATAACAAATCCCACACCTATTTGTACCCAGTTAATATCGACCATCCGTGATCCCTTTCTTTAGTTACGAACCAAAACATTATCTTCAAACGGAGTACCATCACGCAAAAACCATTCAAAGTTTTTCTGGTACACACTCACCGGACTATACTGATTAATACGCTTTTTAGTAGTGCTGGTTCGATATCCACCACTGCTCAACTTAATCAGCCCGTTAGGATAAAAAACCACCACCTTAGTACCATGCAACTCAATCGCCACACTTCCATCATGTTCAATGTAAGCGTAGGTATTGTTTCCCACCTTACGTTGACTGCGATTAGTCTTGCCCAAAACCATCTTAGTCGCTTCGGAGTGAGTCATTTAGCACCAAAAGTAAAAGGGAAGATAAACAAAAAGATAACTAGTCCAGAAAACCAAGAAAGCCAAAATGCCTAGCCCACTAACCATACCAAACGTGTCAACATCATCAGGATGTTCACCAAACAGATTGTAGCAAATCCACTTTTTCATTGTGAATACTTTCCCGCCAGAAATCCAAGGCAAAACACAATATTCAGAATCGGCAGAACGAACACGACAAAGATGAAACTAGCACGATACATTTCTTTCTCCTTTGTTCTTATATCGACATTCTATCGTCTAGACTTTAGTTGTCAAGCGGATTTTTGCTGACTACGCTGACTACAAAATGATCCGGCCAGTTTGGCCGAGACTTCCCAGTTTGCCCAAACCCCCCAAACCCCCCATTTTGCCTAGATTACCCATCTTGCCTATCTTACCAAAACCCCCTATTCTTCGTGAAATGCGGAGATTTCCTGTCCTGCCATATTCTGTAGTTCATAGAAAGCCCGCAAAGCCTCTACTCTATCTTTGCTTCCCGGCTTACCTACCTTATCAACCATGAGATCACTACCCCCTACAAGGCGGGGATCGACTTTCTCTTTCTTCATCTTGCCCATATTTCGCAAAGCCGTTTTATTAAACTTGATTACCTTTTCGCTACGGATTGGCCCGTATTCACCATCGGCTAGGCTAGGCTGATGAGGAACGGCGATTCCCAAAAAGCATGAACGAATCTGGCGTTCGGCATCGCGGATAATCTTAAACTTTTTCATTTTTTGTTTTCCTTGTTTCAAGAGTTCATGAACCGAATAGCATCTTGGGAAGTCTTAAAAACTCCCAACAGTTTACGCTTTCCGTTGGCTTCGGAATATACCTTATACTTGTTTCCGACTACGATCAAAACCTGAGTCATTTTCATTTTCTCTTTCTTATCTATCGACATTCTAGCGTCTAATCTTGAAGATGCAAGCGGAAAAACTTACGATTTTTTGTTTTCGTTTTTCGTTTTTTCTTGCATACGCTTCATTTCCTCATCTCTTTCCAGAGACTTCAAAAACTCTTGAACGTATCCGTCCCGATTGTCACGGGAATAATCATAACCATCATCGGAATATCTATAAGACTTTCTCATACTATCAACCTTTCATACTTTCAAAAAACTTACGAACCATTTCATCATTCTTTTTCATATCCTTATTCACAATCGGCATATTGTATGCAACTTGCCTATTGTTTTCATTCTTGATTCTCTTAATCGCATTTTTCATTGTCTTATTCATCATCTTAAACTCTCTCTTTCTTATGCTATATATAAGAGCAACTACCGTGCCAAACATAGATTATTTTTTTTTGCGTTTCGCTCGGGAAAAACGCTATGACATTTTTTGTGCTTAGATATTGAGCGTAGCATTTTGCAACACCCTGTAGCATTTTGCGTTAGTGATTTCCGCCGTGAAACTGAGGTAGTGTAGCATTTTGCAACGGATTGCCCATCTTAACATGCCTCTTTTTTAGGCGTGGAATATATTATTTTTTGGCACGGATTTTGCGTTGATATTCGCCCTAAGTCCTTATGCCACAAGGGTTTACGTCAAATCTGGGGGGCCGGATTCGCCCTAAGTCCTTATAGGATAAGGCTTTACGTTCAATCTTCTACAGTCATACAGATGTACAGTAGTCCAACGTACACGCATACGAATACTAGAATGGGCATTCTATTGTCTCCCTATTGTGGGGGGTGCTTACCGGTTTAGATTAGATAGTACGCTCTAGGCTGCGTGAATGAACACCCGTTCACTCTTGGTCTGATTCGTGATGGTTACGATCCAGTTGCGACCACTACCATCCTCACGCATGACAGCATTGATAAGGCCAGCATATACCCTACCCTTCGGGTCGATCACACTGGTATACTTACCAGCGATCATAGATGCGAAGATAGTGTTGAGGTTATTCTTACGGACAGCGTATGCAGTGCCAAACATTTTCTTTTTCTTTCTTAGGGTTGGATAACTGTGGATATTATATCTATCGTCTATCTATTTGTCAAGCGTTCATGAATCGTTCGGCCTCAGTCGAACTATTGAAAGAGCCTAGAAGCCTACGCTTACCATTGCCCATATCCTTGTATACCTTGTATTTCTTTCCTACTACGATCAGCACAAGCGTTGTCATTTTCTTTTCCTTTTCTTTCTTTCGCTCTATTATACTCATCGGCTTTCGCCGTGTCAAGCCTATAGAAAATATTTTTTCAGTTATTGGAAGCGGGAAGTCTACGAACGATATAAACCCTACATCCATCCTCACCATCCCACTTATCGAAAGCGGCAGTATTGGCCGCATCCTCACTAGTGAAAGGGCCGATGAAGTCTAGTTCACAATCCCAAGCGTCTACGATTTGTGCGAAGTATGTCATTTTCTTTCTCTCTCTTTCTTTCTCTCTATTATATCTATCGTCTTTTCCCGTGTCAAGCCTTAAGCAAAAAGATTTTCGGAAGTTTGAGTCATCATGTCAACGTACATGCTACGGTATCCAATACCCTCATTCCGCGAACTATCTTCAATCATGATTCGGATCATTTCACGACCCTTGACCATCTTCTTTTCTACAATGAAGCCCGTATAAGTCTTGCCATTGTAGGTTGTCTTGATTTCAGTGTTGATTGTCATTTTTCTTTCTCTCTTTCTTTCTTATGCTCTTATTATACCATACTTATCGGCCATGTCAAGTAGCAATCTAAAATATTTTTGAATATAATCTTGTGCCAAAGCAAGAAATATTCTCTAGAGCAAACGGTGTGCCAAATATATTATTCTCTTAAACAGAACATCGTGTCGATCATATTATTAGTCGTAAGTCTATATCCCATAAGGGTTTACGTCAAAAATGGCGGGGGATATTCGTCGTAACCCTATACCCCACAAGCACTTACGTCAACTACCACATTGATACGATCTGCTCTTTGTTAAGATGGGGGATATGGGGGGGTTTTATCTTATAAGTAGCCTAGGCAAGATATGTCGAAAAAACGAGGGGTGGTCCATTCACAATTGGAAATATATAAACTAATGTACTACCCAATCCTCCCCCATCGCCCCTATTTGATTCATTTAATCTGTCAATTTATCGCTATGCGGTGTATAATGTTGTATAGGAGACTTTTTATGAAAAAGAAACAAACAATTGAAACGCAATTGGATTGTCGCGCTACCGCTTCTTTACAGCAACAAATAGAATCTGACTTAAATCAGACGGATAAATCACTAGCATCGTTACTCTCCACCAAGGACAAGGACACTGAAGAGGACAACGATGAAACAAAGTCAAGCGATTGAAGCTGTAAAACCTTGTGATGATCCAAGTAGCAACGATCTATTATTATGTGGAATAGATGATATACAACGTGCAAATATAGAATTTTCAGAAGCCGTATATTATAAACACATTACTGAAGATAACACAGTTGCTAATTCAATCGGCCTCGGCCCCAATAATAAATTCTTTTATAGGTTGGTTTGTTATCAGAATAATGTTATAGTTGGCCATGAAACTGGCATTGGTTATGCCTATGAGTCTGAAGGCAAGCATTATTTCAAGCGAGATTTGCCACTAGTTCACGGAAAGAACGAAAAACACTTACAAGTTATTACTAATAACTGTTTAAGATTTCACTTTCCTCCAGATAGTACTAGCATACTATCTTCAGACATCCCCCCTAACTTATCTCTCTTATTTCATACAAAGAACTGCGTACTGGCTTCTAGAGATCAGTTCGCCCCATCCGCGTTAGAGATTCTAGATAATTGTGTTTTAACATCAATGCATGGAGAGTTGACTAACCTAGCATTTGATAGCAAAACATTTAGCGATATTATTGCTGAATCTTTGACGAAGTATACTAAACAGCTATCGCTTAAAACTTCAAAACTTAGCGTTAACAAGCTATCGGTAAAACATTTACAATTAGATTCTTCTAGCGATCTTAACGTTAAGAAGGGTACTTTTATTTACGACGAAACAACGGACACCGTTAAGTTCTATAACGGTTCGAAATGGAGAACATTAAAGTGGGTAGAAGACGAGTCGGAATGAAGATACCTAAAAATATGACAGAACAACAGGTGGTAGATCAGATTAACATTGTCGTTAATAGGATATCATCACGATATACTTTTCATGGATATGAGGTTGAGGATATAAAACAAGAAGCTTTTATTATTTGCATGGATGCTATGGACCGCTATGATCCAAGTCGCCCCTTGGAGAATTTCTTATCAGTTCACCTATCTAATAGACTTAAAAACTTCGTTCGTGATAATTTTTACACCAAAGATGAAGAAGAAAAGAAAAAGATCCTAAAACCCAGTAGTTTATCTTATGAAGATTATGTTCCTCATGAAGATAAAGTTGAGGATGACAAAATAGACGCCCAAGCCCTACAAAAGACTATTGATATGAGATTACCAGCAGAATACCGATCTGATTACCTAAAAATAATTAATGACGTATACGTACCGAAAAAAAGAAGAGAAGAAATCATTGAAATAATCAAGGAGTTGCTTGATGAAGAAGGGTAGAATCTCTAAAGACGAGGAGCGAACAATCGGCAGGCTAATTAATAGCTTAACCATAGAAGATATCGCCAAACAACTCGACCGTGACGTTGAATCCATTGACAACTTTGTTAAGCGCAAGTTCAAGGTTGGATTATCAAACGAAGAAGCCGCCGCATACTCTCTAGAAGATCGCCCCTATTGGATTGAATTAGAGAACCAGTTTACTCCTTCAGAACTAGAGCTTTTTAAGTATCACTGGTCGCGCATAATTTCACAGTTCAAAGATGACGTTTTTCCAACAGAAGAACTACAGGTAGTAGATGTTATTAAGCTAGAAATACTTATGAACCGCTGCTTAAAGAGTAATAAAGATAACCTTAATGAGATGACCACTTTAGAAAAAATGTTAGCAGATGAGCGGGCCGTGGATAAGGATCAACGTGACCATGACTACGTTTTAAATCTAGAACGTCAACTAGCTTCCTTACGGGCTTCGCAAGAAGCCCTTAATAGGGACTACCGAGAACTCCAAAGCAAAAAGGCTAGCATGTTGCGTGAGATGAAAGGAACCAGAGAACAGAGAATCAAACGTCTTGAGGATAGTAAACAAAGCTTTACTTCTTGGGTTGCTCACCTTATGCAAGACCCCGAAACTCTAAAGCGATATGGGATCGAAATGGAGAAGATGAGGCTTGCTATGCTTAAGGAGAAAGAGCGTTTAAGTCAGTTCCATCAATATGAGGACGGACAGATTGATCAGCCATTCTTAACGCCAGACACGGTGATAGAATGATTAGCGTTGTCACACTAACATATAGTAGGACAAATTTGCTTGAAGAAGCTGTTAATTCTTTTTTACTGCAAGATGATCCTAGTTTTGAGATGATAATTGTAAATGATAAACACAATTTAACGTACACAATTAATCATCCAAATATTAAAATTATTAATCTAGAAAATAGAACTAGTTGTATATTAGAAAAATTAATGATAGGTTTTAAACACGCCTCAAATGAATATATCTATAGACTAGACGATGATGATTTATTAACCCCTAATGCCTTAGTCAGTTGCTCAAAAGAAATAAAAAATAATCCGGGTTATGATTTATATAGATCCAAAAATCATTATCATTTTGTAAACAATAAATTTGAACTCATATCTGATAGTATTAATAATGGAAATATATTTCGTAAAACACACTATTTAAATATATCCCATCCCCATAGAAGCATTGATGAGGATGTATATCTATTCGGTGAATGTGAAGCTAAAATTTTTGCTTATGATTTTATATCAATGATATACAGGTGGGGTATGAGTACATTTCATATTAGCGGATATGGTATAATCCCTACTCAAGAATTATATAATAATCTATCAAATCATTTTCCACAAGAAGAGGGTCATAAAACTATAATCCCGAATTGGAAAGAGGATTATTGGAAACTACTTCCCGTAGGAGCTATGAAATGATAATCATGCAAGTAATGGGAGGTTTAGGAAATCAAATATTTCAATGGGCTTATGGTAAGTGTCTTTCTAAAATTTACGATACACCATTTTATTTAGATGCCTCATTCTATGATAGAGAATGTGGTGCGACTCTTAGATCATTTTCTTTAAATAAATTTCCTAATATATCTTACGATTTAATAGAATATCCTTCCAGCACACCTCAAGACATCATTATTATCTATGATAATTTTTATTACAATAAAATTTATTACGATCCTAGTCATAATTATTATTTAGGAGGGTATTGGCAATCTGAAAAATATTTTATAGATATAGAAAATACAATTAGAGATAATTTAGAACCAACAGAGTCTATAAAAAATAAATTATTATCTGCTTATCCAGTTAGTAATTCAGTATCAATACATATTAGAAGGACGGATTATTTAGCACTTAGTACTATTCATCCTGTACAATCTATAAGTTATTATGAAGAAGCTTTAAGCCTAGTCAAATATAAAAATATACTTGTATTTTCAGATGATATAGATTGGTGTAAACAAAGCTTAAAATTTAAAAATATGATTTTTGTTGAAAATAATGATAATATAGAAGATATGTGGTTAATGTCTTTATGCGAACATAATATCATAGCTAATTCATCTTTTTCTTGGTGGGGAGCTTGGCTTAACAAGAACAAAAATAAAACAGTCATAGCTCCATCTAAATGGTTTGGTGAAGGATACTTTTGCGATGTAGATATAGTGCCGAATAACTGGATTAAATTATAAGGAAAATTTATGAAAAAATCAATAATATTTGGAATAACGGGACAAGATGGTAGTCACCTAGCAGATCTATTATTAGATAAGGGGTACGATGTAATCGGGGTTACTCGACGCTCTAGTGTAGATAATACCCAAAGAATAAAGCATATATTGAATCATTCTAGGTTCAGTCTAGTCGAGGGGGACATAACCGATTCTAGTAGTGTTTTAAATATTCTTCGTAATAACGAACATGTAGATGAAGTCTACAACCTCGCCGCTCAATCTCATGTGGGAACCTCATTCACTCAGCCTTCCCTGACTTGGGATATAACTGGCAAAGGGTGCTTAAATATATTGCAGACTATGGTAGATTTGGAGATGTTGGGCAGTAGGTTTTATCAAGCCTCCTCCAGCGAGATGTTTGGTAAAGCTTACGATATTGACAGGGATGGTACAAAATACCAAGATGAAAATACTAGATTTTTACCCCAATCCCCATACGCTGTAGCAAAGTGTGCTTCCCATTACGCCGTTGGTTTATATCGTCAGGCTTACGGAATACACGGTAGTTGTGGCATACTATTTAACCACGAAGGTCCAAGGCGCGGAGATAACTTCGTTACTAAAAAAGTAGTGAACTGGGTAGCTTCTTTCATAGATTGGATACATGATACTAATATTACTGATATGCAATACCTTCAATCTTTAGATAATGATATTGTATATAATGATGTGACCTTTCCTAAGTTGATGTTAGGTAATTTGGACGCTTATAGAGATTGGGGATATGCTGGAGATTACGTAGAAGCTATGTGGCTAATGTTACAGCAAGATGAACCAGATGATTACGTTATATGTACAGAAAATACCTATTCTATTCGTGACTTATTAGATGCCGCTTTTGGCTATTTTGGTATTTATGATTGGAGTAATTATGTTGGAATAGATCCTAAATTCTACAGACCGGCAGAGGTAGATTACTTAAGAGGCAGATCAACTAAGGCCAGAGCTAAACTGGGATGGAAACCAAAATATGACTTAAATAGTCTTATTAAGCTTATGATAGAAGAGAAAATTAATGAAAACTTACAGAATAATGCTCGACATATCAAATGTGTTTAGCAGAATAAGACATTTATTTCTTAAATCATATAATAGTCCATTTCCTACTATATTCGTAAATGCAGATGACCCAGACGATGCGTGTTTTGTAGTTTTAAACGATCTCATAAAAATTATCATGAAGCAAAATCCCTCAATAGAGATGAGAATAGCTTGTATAGAAATTAGAAGAAAATCCAGAATAGATAAAATATACGAATTATGAAAAGAAACTATGACGATCCAGCCTACGAAAGCTTCAGAAAATCTGTATTAAATAGAGATAAGAGAAAGTGTATGATGCCGGGATGCGGAAAAAAACTGTCTTTACAAGTACACCATATTAAAAAGTGGTCTAGAGCTAGTGCATTAAGATATGACGTTTCAAATGGTATAACATTATGTAGAAAGTGCCATGACTCAATAAAGGGTTATGAACACCAATACGAATCATTATTTAGGATTATAGTCGATGACGTATAAAGTTGCTCCACCATTCACTGTTATAAAAGATACCAGAGAGCAGGACGGCTATTTTTTTAGCGAGTTCAATACTTGCGCTGGAATGATAGATCAAAAGCTGGATACTGGTGATTATTCCATACTTGGAATGGAAGACAAAATATGTATAGAAAGAAAGGGTTGCGTTGAGGAACTAGCAGTTAATCTAGGACAAAAGAAACACGCATTCTTAGCTGAAGTAGAGCGAATGACTCCATTTCCTCATAAATTTATTGTCTTAGAATTTTCTTTAGAAGACCTCATCAAGTTCCCTGACGAAACAAGAATACCAGTTAAGAACAAGGGAGCTTTGAAGATTACTGGTAAATATATGTTAAAATGTTTGTTTGAATTTCAGCTATATAACAACGTTCAAATATTATTTTGTGGTAATAAATATAATGCTTTTCTTGCGGTCAGTAGTATATTAAAAAGAGTAAATGAAATGTACACAATAGGGAGGAAGAAATGATGGCTGAACCAGAACTATTGAAAGATTTTCATGACTATGGAGCTAATATTGCCACAAGGGAAATATTCCTTCACAATCATTATCACGCTGAAGATAACCAAAACCCCGGCGTTGAATATAGGATGTCTAATACCTTTATTAAAAACTTAAGGGCATTAGATATGAGAAGTAATGCTAACATTACTATACATTGCCACAGTATTGGCGGTGAGTGGACAGATGGCATGGCTATTTATGATGCTATACAGATGTGTAGATCATATGTGACAATTATCATTTATGGTCAGGCTGAGTCTATGAGTAGTATTTTTATGCAAGCGGCAGATTATCGCTATATGACTCCAAATGCCCACTTTATGTCTCATTATGGCTCAACTCTTATTGGTACAGATTATTTGAGTGCTATGAATCAAGCAGACTACGAAAGAAAAACTGCGGATACAATGTTTAATATTTATGCTGGAAGATGTGTCGAGGGCAAGTTCTTCTATGAAAAATTTGGAAAGAAGCCAAGCGTGAAACAAGTTCGCCAATATCTAATTAGGAAACTGAAATCTGGAGATTGGTATCTTAGTGCAGAGGAAGCTGTTTATTACGGTTTCGCTGATTCTATATTACGAAACTGGCATTTCACAGAATGAAAAAAGATAACCTCAAAATAATAGATGAGGCTTGGCTAGGTTTAGATGTCATTGAAGCTGACATTTTTAATCCTATGTCTATTCTCAATCCATCAGATGATGATTTTCATCTCAAGCTTTCTTGGCTAATGAGTAGATCCGAGTATTTGCCATTCTTATGCCACCAGATATTGAATATACAACTTCTGCCATCTCAGTCTCTTATTATCAACGAACTTTGGAATAGAAAGTTCCCAATGCTTGTTGGCAGTCGAGGTCTTGGTAAATCATTCCAGTTGTCGTTATATTCTATATTGAGGGCAATGTTAATGCCCAAGCGAAAGATTGTTATAGTTGGTGCTGCATTTAGACAATCCAAGGTTTTGTTTGAATACATGGAAACTATATGGCGTAATGCTCCCATGTTAAGAGATATGTGCGATGGGAATAGCGGCCCAACGCGAGATGTTGATAGATGTACAATGAGAATTAATGAAAGCGTTATAACATGTTTACCACTAGGTGACGGTCAAAAGATTAGAGGTCAACGTGCTAATGATATTATTGCAGACGAGTTTGCTTCTATTCCTAGGGATATATTTGAAAATGTAGTCGCGGGCTTTGCTGCTGTTAGTGCTGATCCTGTGCAAAATGTTAAGAGAATATCCGCAAAAAAGAAGGCGGCAGAGCTTGGAATAGAAATAGAAACTGAAGAAGAGAATACAGAGATAAAAGATAATCAAATTATTCTTTCTGGTACTGCTTATTATGATTTTAATCATTTTGCTACATATTGGAAAAAGTGGAAGGCTATTATAAAAAGCCGTGGTAATAGAGCTAAACTGACTGAAGTATTTGGTGGAGAACAACCCCCAGATACTTTTGATTGGCGTCAATATTCTATAATAAGAATGCCATACGAACTATTGCCAGTGGGTTTCATGGACGCTGATCAAGTAGCAAGGTCTAAGGCTACAGTACACGCTGGTATATATCAGATGGAATACGGGGCTTGCTTTACTAGAGACAGTCAGGGGTTCTTCAAAAGATCATTAATAGAGTCGTGTGTTGTTGGTAGTAATGATAACCCTGTCATGGACTCTAGAGGTGACATTATAAAGTTTGAAGCTTGTCTAATTGGCGATACAAATAAAAGATATGTTTTTGGCGTTGACCCCGCATCTGAAGTAGACAATTTTAGTATTGTAGTTCTAGAAATTAGTGGAGATCATAGAAAAATAGTTCATTGCTGGACCACAACGAGGCAAGAACACAAAGAAAAAGTGAAGAAGGGATATGCTAAAGAGTCAGATTTCTATGCATATTGTGCGAGAAAAATTAGAGATTTGATGAGACTCTTCCCATGTGTTCATATTGCTATGGATGCTCAAGGTGGCGGTGTTGCAATTATGGAATCACTACACGATAAAGATAAAATTAAAGATGATGAAATGCCTATCTGGCCTACAATTGATGACGATAAACCCAAAGATACAGACGGAGAAAGAGGGTTGCACATATTAGAAATGTGTCAATTTGCCAGATATGATTGGTTAGCAGAAGCTAATCACGGTATGAGAAAAGATTTTGAAGATAAGGTTCTGTTATTTCCATTCTTTGACTCTATAACACTTGGATTGTCAAATTCTGAAGATGGTTTAAAAAGCAGAATGTTTGACACTTTAGAAGAGTGCGTCATGGATATAGAAGAACTTAAGGATGAATTATCTATGATCCAGATGACCCAAACATCTAATGGTAGAGACAGGTGGGACACTCCAGAGGTTATAGTTGGAACTGGTAGAAAAAGTAAAATGAGAAAAGATAGATATTCTGCACTCTTAATGGCTAATATGGCTGGTAGAATAATACACAGGACTCCAACCCCAGAAACCTATCAGTTTTATGGCGGTTTTGCTACTGGTGGTCATGTTCCAGCAAAAGAAGACGAAAAGCTATATATTGGCCCCAGTTGGTTCTCTGATAACATGAAAGATGTGTATTAAAAAGTAGCATTCCGATTACATTCCAATTAAGGAAAAATTATGAGTGAAGAAGACATGATAACTTGGTCAGATGACAATTTTTCTAGCAAATCTAATGCTATGGAGAGGTTGTCCGACAATATCAACTCTTATTCTGGCTTAAATAAATCTACTGGTAGCGATGCTTATAGAACCTTTATAGACATTGAGCCAAATAGGTCAGTAAGACCCGGTTTTAATAAACTTGATTATTACGCATTTAGACAAACCGAGTCTGTACCCACTCAACAACGACGCATTATTAAGATGTGTATGGACGCTTACGATAAAGTTGGCATTATACGAAATATTATTGACTTGATGGGTGACTTTGGCAGTCAGGGTATAAGCATTGTACACCCTAATAAAACAGTTGAAAAATTTTACCAGCAATGGTTTAAGAGTGTAAATGGGAAAGAAAGATCAGAAAGATTCTTAAATAATCTTTATAAAACTGGCAATGTGATTATGTATCGCAGTTATGCCAATGTGACTCCAGAGCTTGAAAAGTACATGAAGTCTCTAGCAAAGGATATTAAGGTTGAAACTCCAAACATTAAGCAGAATCAGATTCCTTGGAGATATAACTTCTTTAGTCCTCTTAGTGTAGAGTTAAAAGATGGTAAGTTAGCACTGTTCATGGGTATCTCAAATTATACCTTGAGTGCTGGAACATTCTTAGATACTTTTCAGTCAGGCTCACTTCCCAACGATGTTCTTGATAGCTTGCCAACTGATATTAAGAAGGCATTGCTAAACAAAGAAAAAAGAATCCCACTTGATTCAGAAAGACTTTGCGTTTTTCACTATAAGAAAGATGATTGGCAGATGTGGGCAAATCCCATGATCTATGCTATCTTAGATGATATTATTATGTTAGAAAAAATGAGATTAGCAGATATGTCCGCTTTGGATGGTGCTATTTCTAATATTCGTTTATGGACACTTGGCAATCTTGAACATAAAATTTTACCAAACAAAACAGCTATTAACAAGTTGCGAGATATTCTAGCCAGTAATGTTGGTGGCGGCACGATGGAACTAGTTTGGGGGCCAGAACTATCCTTCAAAGAATCTAGCAGCGAAGTATACAAATTCCTTGGTTCTGAAAAATATACTTCGGTACTCAATAGTATATATGCTGGGTTGGGTGTTCCTCCAACATTAACTGGTATGGCTACTGGCGGTGGCGGCTTTACTAATAACTTCATTTCGCTCAAAACTCTAGTAGAAAGACTTCAGTATGGTAGAGATCAGTTAACTAGATTTTGGGAAAAAGAAATTGAAATGGTTAGACAGGCTATGGGTTTTAGATACAAAGCCTATATTCAGTTTGATCAAATGACCTTATCTGATGAAGCCGCAGAGAAAGCTCTTCTATTACAACTTGTGGATAGAGATATTATAAGTCAAGAAACTGTTCTTGAAAGATTTAAGGAGATTCCTCAGATCGAAAAGATTAGACTACAAAGAGAATTTGATGAGAGGCAGGGCGAAGATACTCCAGATAAAGCTGGACCATTCCATAACGCTAATCATAAAATGGATTTGGAAAAGATTGCCTTACAGTCAGGAAAAGTAAATCCACAAGACGTTGGTTTAAAAACAAGTGTACCAAAAGATATATTGATGCCAAAACCACCAGCACCCGGTGGTGGTCTTCCAAATGCCCCTAAACCTAGTAATCCAAATGGGCGACCGCTTTTTAAGCAAGATACCGGACCAAGAAAACAAAGGGTGGCAACTCCAAAAAAGAAACCGGGAGTAGCTGAGTTTGTATATTGGGCAGAAGAAAGCTGGAAAGAAATTTCAGACGTTCTTACTAATGCATATTTAAATTCTAAGTCTAAGAAGAACTTAAGGCAGCTAACAAAGTCAGAAGTAAAAGAACTTGAAAAATTTAAAGTAGATGTTCTTACTAATCTAGACATTATGTCTGAGGTAAATGCTACTTCAATAAGAGATATACTTAGTGAAAATAGAAAAACTCCTACAGCGTTTGCCAGCGTTCTACAAGAAGAAAGCATTAATCCAGAGTCAATGAATATAGACAAATACAGAATGCGCGTTATAAGTTTATATATCCAATCACAATTAGCAGAAATGGAAGAATAAAATGGCAGCTGCAAAATATGATTTTGATGTTGAACAGGGTTCTTCTTATAACTTGACATTCATTTATAAAAATAATGCAGGCACAGCAATTAATATTACTGATTGGTGCGCTAGGATTTTAATTACGACCAGTGATAATCAAACAATAACTTACACTTCTGGAAATTCTAATTCAGACTACCAAATGTCTATAGATGGAGTCAATGGTAAGATAACTCTTATGTTACCAGCTTCTACTACTAATAACTTTGCATTCAAAACAGCAAAATATGATTTTGAGTTAGAATCAAATGATATCTTCTATACTAACGGCGGTCGGTATACTACAAGAGTATTATTTGGCCTTATAACAATCATAAAAAGAAATAGCAAAAATTCTACCCAAATGGAGTGCTAAATGAGCAACTACACTATAGAAGTTACTGAAAATGTAGTTAATCTTGATGTTCTCAAAGATCATGATATTATCATAGAGATAAAATCTTCTGATAACTTTATTACATTTGACACTCCCAGTGGCTACCCTATATTATTTACTAGCGGAATTCTTCCCGTCAGTAGAGTTGGTAGTGGATACTTAATTGAAAATTTAACTAGTGGCAACACTATAGTTAGAACATTTGGTAATCAATCAATAAGTGGAATCAAATTATTTAATGATAATGTTATAATATCTGGCTATTTAGCAACTAGATCTGAAGCCTCAAATATTGGAGCTTCTCATTTTCCGGTATTTATATCTGATCCATCTACATTTGCCCGTAATATTCATACTAGAACACCTTCACAATTCAAATCAGACCTTGCTATAAATAATGTTCAAAACATTGCGTTAACTGGCGTAAATTTTTCTGCTGGTAGCGGCTTAATTGGTGGCGGTAATTTATCAGCTAATAGAAGCTTTGACATTGGACAGGGCGACGGTTTAGTTGTAAGTGCTGATAATATTGCTGTTGATTCTACCGTTGTAAGAACAACTGGTGAACAAACTCTCTCTGGCGGTAAAACTTTCAGTGGAACTGGAATAAAAATAACAACTGGTGCAATAGGAATAAATCGTAAAGATATTATTTTAAAAGGTAATACAGGAACATTATTTAATAATACTATAACTATTACTCCAACAAATAATCTTTATACTGATAGAGTTTACTATCTTCCAGAGGCTGGTGTTGATGCAGACTTTGTTATGACCGCTGGAAGTCAAATCATTACTGGACAAAAAACTTTTACTAGTACAGTTATATTTAATAGTGGCACTTTTCAATCTCTTAAACTTGGTGGTATTGATGTTTCTGTTAGCGGCCATACTCATACCTCCTCAAGCATAACTGATTTCAATAGTAGTGTTAGTGGATTATTACCAATAACATTATTAACCGCTGGTAGTGGTATTGGTATATCTGGCGTTGGTTCTAATTATACAATATCTACTACTGGAACATTTGGTTTAACTCAAACTCAAGTAGATTCTAGAGTAAATACTTTAACTAGTGGAATTTATGCTCCTCTCACTGGGGCTGTTTTTACTGGTATCATTAGTGGACCAAGTGGTAGTTTTACATCTTTAAAAGTATCTAATGTCGATGTTTCTGTTAGTGGACATACTCACAATATAGCTGATATTACGTCACTTCAAACAACTCTTGACAATAAACAACCTTCTGGAAATTACGCACTTAGTTCTCACACTCATGCGTCTAGCAATATTACAGATTTCAATAGTAGTGTAAGTGGGCTAGTGAATGGCATATATGCCCCATTAAGTAGTCCATCGTTCAGCGGAGTTCCATTAACTCCAACAGCAACTGCTGGAACTAATAGTACTCAAATTGCTAGTACAGCATTTGTTCGCACAGAAATAAGTAATTTAGTGGCTTCTGCTCCAACTGCACTAGATACTCTCAACGAATTAGCAACTGCTTTAGGTAATGATGCTAATTTCTCTACCACCGTCACAAATAATCTTGCTGGAAAAGCTAATCTAAGTGGTGCAACATTTACTGGAAGTATTAGTGGCCCCAGCGGAAACTTTACTTCACTAAAAGTTAACAATGTTGATGTTAGTGCTAATGGTCATACTCACACTATATCTGATATTACTAACCTCCAAACCGCGCTTGATGGAAAGCAACCCTCTGGTAATTATGCAGCAAGTTCCCACACTCATACTAGCTCTAATATAACAGATTTTAATTCTTCCGTTAGTGGTTTATTACCAGTTAAAAATATTCTTGCTGGTTATGATATTAATATTACTAATAATAGCGGCGTTTATACCGTTGCTTCTACAAACTTAGTTCACGTTGACAGTCAACAGCCTCAAGGATTTGTCAATAGAACTGATAGTAGAATTAGTGTTAGTGGTAACATATTTAGAATAGAACCCACAGGAAGTTCATATAGTTATTACAATAAAGGCATCAAAGTTGTTAAAACTAGTGGTGATAGTTTAACTATACCTAATCTTACTCAAATTAATTATATTCATTTTGATACTGTTAATAATCAAATATCAAATAAAACTACAAGCTTTGATTTTAGTAGTGATATTCCTATCGCATATGTAGCTTGGAACAGTGGAGTTGGTCCTAGTGGACAAATGACTTTTTTTGCTGAAGAACGTCACGGTATTGTGATGGATACTAGCACTCACAAGTGGATTCATAATACTTTTGGCTCACAATATGTTGGCGGTTTGAGCATTGGTAATTACTCTACTAGCGGAAATGGAAATAGCAATAGCGATGCTACAATAGCGATTGGTAATGGTACTCTTTATCAAGAAGATATTGAGATAAATATTACTAATAGTCCTAGCACTGATCCGTTCTGTCAAGAGTTAAGTCCGATTGCTCAAATTCCAGTTTATTATCACCAAGGAAACACTGGTCAGTGGGTTAAGAATACCGCCACAAATTATCCAGTAAAGTATGGAGTTAATGGTCCACAGTATAACTTATTAAGCGGTGGAACTTGGACAACTCCAGATGTTAGTCCCGGTGGAGCAACAAGATATTTCGCAGTATGGATTCTTGCAACTAATCAGATTGATGATCCTATAATTAGTATTATGGGTCAGAGAGTAGACAGCAATCCCGGCTCTGCTGAAAGTAATAACTCTTGGAGTGATGTTAATCTTACTAATCTTCCATTAAGCGAAGTTAAACCTCTTTATCGACTAATATTTGCTGGTGATAGTGATTTTACTAACACTCCAAAATGCTATTTATATAGTATTCTTGATATACGAGTATCTGTGATTAGTACTATTGCTGGAGTTTCTCAGAATGATCACGGCAGCTTATTCGGATTAGGTGATGATGATCACTCTCAATATTTACATGTTGATAATGCACGAACGGTTAATGCAATTCATAACTTCGTTAATGGATTAACCGTTAATGGTACTAGTGTAAGCGTTAGCGGCCATACTCATACATCATCAAATATTACTGATTTCAATAGTAGCGTAAGTGGACTACTACCGGTAGGGACTGCTAATTATTTAAGCAAGTTTGGAACTGGTGGTAGCGGACTAGGTAATAGTTTAATTTATGATAATGGTACTAATGTTGGTATTGGAACAAGTGTACCACAAGCGGGATACAAATTAGATGTTAATGGATCAGCAGTAATAAGAGGTAGTATTCTCACTAATGCTACAATTACAGAGTTTGGAAATTCTAGGTATCAGTTACATAGCGGAGCATCAACTAATCAAGTATCTTATGTTTGTAATGGAGGCGGAAGATTTGGTGTTGGTTTTACCGCACCTAGCGGTTTAGTAGCAATTAGTGGTGGAGTATCTATAGGATCAGCATATAATGTAACTTCTCCAACTAATGGTTTGATTGTAGAGGGAAACGTTGGTATTGGAACCACCACTCCAAGCGGAGCTTTGCATGTTGTTGGAGATACTTATATTGATAATAGTGCTAAACTCTATATTGTAGGAAGCGGAACATCAAAAACTAGAAATTTTATTTGGAGTGGTACTAACGGTAATCTAGAAATTAATGCTAATGGTCCTAGTGTAGTATTTTCTCCAGATGGTGGCTATGTTGATCTTGGAAGAACGGTATCTCAATATATTAATATAGGACATGGATATCTTAATGCGGGAGCAAATAATCAGCATGTAAGATTCACTCCCGGCGGCGTTGAACTAATGAGGATGACTAATTCTGGTACTATTGGTATTGGAACAACAAGCCCACTTGGCACATGCAGATTAACTATTGCTGGTTCTGGATCAACAAGTGCTAGTTCAGCACTTAATGTGGTCAATAGTGGAAACAGCCCATTATTATTTGTTAGAAACGATGGTAATGTTGGTATAGGTAATAATAATCCATCCTATCGCTTAGATGTTACTGGTAGCGGTAGATTTATAGGAACTGGATCTTCTTTAATTTTGAATGCCGATGGAAATGTCGCTGGATCTCCATCAATAGAAGCCACAAGCACATATTCAGATATAAACATTAAGGTTGGTGGTCAAAATATTTTTAGAGGTTTAGATGGCTGGACAGGAACATGGGCTGACTCTGTTGCAACCACATATTTTCAAGTTGGTCGAGCCGCTGGTAATACAATATTTACATCTTTAGTGGGAAATAACTTTAATAGATTAGCATTTGCTTCATCAAAAACACTATTTACTAATTCTACATCTAGCATAGCAATACCATCTGGCTACTTCAATATAGTTAGAAATTCTAATAGTTTGTTCAATGTGATGGATGATGGTAAAGTTGGCATTGGAACTCAAACTCCAAGTGCTCAACTACACGTTATAGGTAGTGGAGTAATTAGTAGTGGATTAATTGTCAATGGTAATCTTACTTTTGATAGTTTCACAGAAAGCGTTGTGGCTATTGGAAATAGTAGCACATCTCAAACAATAAGCTTAACTAGTGGAACTGTTCAAACATGCACACTAACTGGTAATTGTACATTTACCATGCCAACAGCAACTGCTGGCAAGAGTTTTAGTTTGTTTCTTAATAGTGGCTCTGGAAATTATACTGCCACTTTTACTGGAGTAAGATGGGCCGATAGTGCCATTCCAACAGCAACAATTACCGCTAGTAAAGTTGATATATATAGTTTTATTAGTGATGGAACCTATTGGTACGGCAGCTTCTCTCAAAACTATGGGTGATAAATGTTTAGTATAAGACAAAATACATTCCAAAGATCAACACGACTTCCTAAAAAAAGTCAATTATTGACTATGGATGTTATTTATAAAGGTCAGCCGTTTGTAGAAGTTGTTGCAACTAATAGTGATGCACTTAGTCTTGATATTATAAAGCAGGCCCAACCCTTCATTCCCGCATTCGATAATACCAAAAAATCATCTCAGTTAATATTAAGTGGTAATAATCATCCAGATGTTCAGCTATGGCTAAATAATGTTCAAGCCAATGGTGGAAGTGCTAGTGCTGGAACAATTACGGCTTTAAACACTTTTTGCAATAGCATAGATAGTGCTGGGTTGAGGAGCAAATTTTATAGACTTAATTTATTTTGTGGAGATAATTTAAATTCTGCACTAGTGCCAATATATTTATCTACAAATTGGTTATCTCCATCCTATGGTTTTGGCAAAGACATTAACTACAATTTTGTTAGTGGAGATTATTCAGAAACTGGCAGTAATGCTGGATTAACTTCTAGTGGAGCTGATCCCACCCAGCAAAATGTTGGAACTAAGTATTTAGATACTGGATTTTCTCCTTCTATGGTTGGAGCTATTGGTTCACTAATAGATAATTTACATATAGCAGCTACTGTTTCCACAACAGCAATATCTGCGGCTGGACAAACTATAGTTTATTCTACATCTTCATATGTTGATGTATGGATATTATCAATTCAATTACTAAGCGGATATGCCAATGTAAGATCCACAATAACCCAGAATGGTATAAATGCTCAATTAAGTCCACTGTCAACAGGTCTAGTATCTCCAGCGACTCATTTAATTAATTCTAGATTAACAACAACAGATTCTAGAGTCTATCAAGGTGGATCACAGATTGGAAGTACTAACACCACACCAGTTACTGCCACCTTAACGCGATTTACTCCAACATTTTTGCTATTTAGACAAAGTGCTGGATATTATAGTAATCTACGATTAAGTGACTATTCATTGGGACAAGGATTGACAATATCAGAAGCTTCATCATACAACAGTATATTACAAACATTTAAAAATTCATTAAATAGGACTTGATATGCCAACATTCTTTTTAGACAGTGAAAATGGTGATGATAACTTTAGTGGAACTAGCTTTGCTCTTTTGGCTAGTGGTACAGACGGAGCTTTAGCTGCTGGATCTAGTAACGTTTTTGGCATATTAACATCAGCAAGCGCAAATTTTCCAAATAATAATACTATAGCTCCTACCAAAAATCTTGCTTGGTATAGTAATTGTTTGTATCTTAACGGCGGATTAACAGCAGCAAAAATTGGTAAAGAATCCATAGCTGGTCCAAGTGGAATTGATGCTACCGTTTATAAATTGTCAGAAGCCGCTCCACTCACAAATAATATGAGATTTTGGCAAGCAACAAGTTTGTATACTCCATGGAATACTGGAAGTCAGTATACTATCTCTGTTTATGTTAAAGCTGCGGAAAAAATTAAGGTATTATTGAGACTTGCTAGTGATTCTAAAACCGCTAGATATAATCTTAGCACAGGAGTTGTTGAAGCCACAGGTGCTGATCCTTCTGTGTCTTCTAACATAGTAAATGCTGGCAATGGATGGTATAGATTATTATTAACAGCAAATACTAGCGGAAGTATTGGTTCTTTGGCCGCAGATACTTTAGAAATAGCTCTACTTCCAAGTTCATCTACCGCTTTAAATTTGGCTGGCTATGAAGGAAATGATGTTGATGGTGTTTATATCTGTGGCCTTCAGATAGAAGCAGGATCATCTGCTACGTCATACGAAAAACCTCCAGAACAACTTTTAAATATATTCAATGGTACTAATTATACTCCACTTAATATAACACAAAGAATAGATTCTACTAATTTAAGAGTAGTAATAGTAAATGGTGCGGGTCTTAACGTTTCTACTCAAACTAATAGACAATATTATATTGGAGGAAGATGCAAAACATTCACAACTGTTACTAATGCTAATGGTATTGCGCCAGCAAAATTAATACCCGGTGACACAGTTAGAATTATGGGAAGTCCAGCACCAACTATAGTTGGAAGTGGAACATGGTCAACCCTTAGCGGTAGAGTTGGAGCAGGAACTAGCAATGTGGTTACTGCCACAAATGCTAGCCCCATAAGAGTAACTTGTGCTAGCACAATGGCTTCTTTGGGTATAGGTGACGGAGATACAGTTTTAGTTAATCTCGTTACTTCAACTGGTGGAAATACTAATGCTAATGGAGTGTGGACAGTTTCAAATGTCAGTGGCAGCAGTTGCGATCTTGTGGGATCTAGTGGTAATTTTAATCAAACAGCTAGTAATGGTATCTTAAGAAAGATGACTCATAGGGTTGTTACATTAAATAGTGCTGTTACAGCAAATATAGCTAGTTGTGGCAATAGAGGAACAGCATCTAATCCAAGAACAGTATGGACAGCTGCTACTAATGTCACAACTTCGTTATCTACTATAGATGTTGCTGCTGGAGATTCTAAAGAAGGAGACTGTTCTGATAGTATTGCTATTGGGGCAGCATTTGTCACCGGTAAGGCCGCATACAAATCAACGGGAACCCTTAATCTAAGCGGCTATCAACAGCTTAGTTTTTATATTAAACAAACTGCTGGTACTTCAACTGTAAATGGCGATATTAGTCTACGATTATGCTCTGATGCAACTGGAGATACTACAGTACATACATTTAATATTCCAGCAATAGTTGTTAACAATAACTGGATTCCTTTTACAATTGATCTTGGATCATCGATGAGTAGTACCATTAATAGTATTGCTTTATATGTTGACACTGATCGTGGCGCACAGACATTTTTACTTAGTAATATAATTGCTTGCAAAGCTCCATCCTTACCAGATAGTTTAAATCTTCAATCTTTGATTAGCAAAAATACTACTGATGAGTTATGGTATCCTATTATGAGCATTAACGGAACTAGAGTAATGATTGGTCAAGGGGCCAATCTTGGTATCAATACTTCAAGTACCACACATAGAGGAGGTTATTATGGAGTTACAGAAAATGTTACTACATATAAACGAGAAAGTATAAAAACTCCAATATTAAATACCGTTTCAACTGTTAATCAAAGTTTTGCCGAAGGTGGATTTGTCGGAAATTATATTAATTATGAATTTGGATGGGATAGAACCAACATGAGTGTTCAAAATCTTGATACATTCTATGATGGTCTTAACGGTTTTGGATATTGTTTTGCTTCCAGTAATTTCAATTATATACGAATAAACAAATTAGGAATGGTAAGATATCAAAGACCACTGAGACTAGCCGGATGTGCTTTTGGCAATCATGGAACAATAGAATCCGTTGGTTCTTCTGAATATTCTTTTGATATTACTGGCGGTACTAGTGAAAATATATTTGACGTTTTAAAGAGTTCTAGCTCGTCTTCGCAGGGACTTGCATTGTTTTTTGGTTGTAATGGAAATATATTTAACAAATTTATAGGTACTAATCATGCTAATAATTCAATATTTATGACTCAGGGTTGTGGATATAATAGATTTAATTATATATTGTCAGCACATAATAATTAT